GCGAAAGCAGAAGATCACCTACCTCCGGTCGCGACTGGCTGGGCGGACCTGACGCGCAAGATCGAGCTAGGCCCCGAGCTTCGTGAAATGGAGCGCCAGTTCATCGAGAGCCGAATCCTGCGGCTGCGGCCTGACGCTGATTTCAGCAGGCTCCCGGACAGCCCCGAGGACTTTATCGACGCAGACAGTCCGGCGAGCCTGAGCCAGAAGCTCCTCCAGTTCTGCTCCGGATCGGTCTACGACGACAAGAAGAAGGCCCGCCTGATCCATGACCATAAGATCGAGGAGCTACGGCAGCTAATCGACGAGCTTCATGGCGAGCCGATTTTTCTGGTGTACTGGTGGCAGTCAAGCCTCGCCCGGCTCAAGAAAGCATTTCCGAAAATGCAAGTCATGGACCGGCAGGGAAGCCAGCAGGAGGCATGGAACAAGGGCAAGATCGGCCTGCTTGCGGCGCACCCGCAGGGCAGCGAGTTCGGCCTGAACCTCCAAAAGGGGCCGGGCCACGACATCGCGATCTTCGACATGTTCTGGAGCTACGAGAAGTGGTACCAGATTCACAAGCGCCTTGCCCGCCAAGGCCAGACGCGCCCGGTCCGCTCGTGGCCGCTGGTCGTCTCTGGTTCTGCTGACGAGGTTGCCGTCAAGCGCCTGCAATCGAAAGAGGATGCACAGAACGCGCTTTTCCGCTACATCATGGATATGCGGGCCGAGATAACCGGCCAGCCCAAGGAGTCGAGACATGCCCAGACCTCAGATCGAGCCTCACTTGCTGCGGCTTTTGACTAGCGAGCGTACCTACATCAGCGCATTGTTCGCCATCAACGGAGGGGAGAGCGGGCCGTTCTATTGCTCGCTCTATGCTCCCGGCGACGGTCCGTCGGTTGTGTTGTCGCCCGGTACCCTGTATGCCTGTGCAGAAGGTCCTACGGTCGAGGACGCGATTCACAACGCGCGATACAAAATCTGGAAAGGTCTATAAGTGGCTTCGGCGGCACGTAAGCAAGACGAAAATCTGGTCCGGTCGGACGATCCCGAAAGCTCGGCGATCATCTACGAGGGCGCGACTATCCGTCAGCTTGCCATCATGTTCAAAATGGACCCTAAGGTCGTCACCAGCAAGGTCTCCAGCCTTGTGCCGGTCGGTCGCCGCCGGGGTACGCCGATCTACTCGGTCCCAGAGGCCGCTACCCGGCTTGTCAAGCCGGGCTACGACATCGAGCGCGTCATTATGAACATGAACCACTCAGACCTCCCGCCGATGCTCCAGAACGCCTTCTGGAGCGCCCAAAAAACCCGTGCGTCGTACGAGGAGATGATCGGTGATCTCTGGCGCACCAGCCGCGTTGTGCGGCTGATCTCAGTGCTGTTCAACAGCGTCCGTATGATCCTCCTGCTGCTACCTGACACAATCGAGCGCGAAGCGGGCCTGAGCCGAGAGCAGAAGGCCGTTGTTCGCCGCGTCGTCGAAGGCGCGCTGGTGGAGGGACGCAAAGCGATTATGAAGGAGTTCGAAGGATATGGCGACGGCCCCGAGTACGACGCAGGACATGGACCTGACGGCCCTCTCCTCGTTCGTGAACACGAGCCGGTTGACGAGCGAGGAACTGGCCTTCTTGGCTCCCCGGAAACCGAGGACCAGTATAACGGGCTATAGCGATCTCGGTGATGTAGTCTGCCGGACCGTCGAGCAGATATGGCTCGATCCCGATCACCGTAAGCCGTCTGAATGGACGGAGCAAGAACGCTACCTGAACAACGCGCCGGGCTACGTCGGGCCTTGGCGCTTTTCGTATGCGCCGTACCTTCGGGAGCCGTTGGACAAGCTGGTGGACCCGGAGCTTGATGCGGTTATCTTTGTGGGTCCGGCCCAGTGCGGCAAAACCGAGTTGATCCTGAACTGGGCAGGCTACTCGGTTCGCGCAGAGCCGTCGGACATGACCATCTTCTCCCCGACGCAGGGCAACGCCCGCGACTTCTCAAACCGGCGTATCGACCGCTTGCACCGGGACTCTGAGCTTGTGGGCAAAGAGCTTCTGGAGAGCCGTGACGCGGACAACAAGTTCGACAAGCACTACAAGAACGGAACGATCCTTGGCCTCGCGTGGCCGACGAAAGCCGAACTCGCCGGTAAGCCTATCCCCCGGATCGCGCTGACTGACCGCGACCGCATGGAGGATGACATCGACGGGGAAGGCGACCCTTTCGACTTGGCGACCAAGCGCACGACCTCGTACGGCTCTTTCGCGATGACCCTCTGCGAGTCCTCCCCCAGCCGCGCGATTACGGACTTTCGTTACGTCCCCAAGACAGCGCACGAGGCACCCCCGACCACGGGGATTCTGGCCCTGTACAATCGCGGCGACCGTCGGCGCTGGTACATTCCTTGCGGCAGATGTGGCGAGTATTTCGAGCCTCGGTTTGAACTGCTGGAGTGGGACCCGTTTGCGAACGGCCTTGATGCCGCCGAGACCGTCCGCCTCAAGTGTCCTGTTTGCGAGGGCAAGATTCACCCTGACGAGCGGTTCACGCTCGCCCAGAACGGTCTCTGGCTGCCTGACGGCTGCCGGATCGAGGCAGGCCGCGTCATCGGCAATCCCCGCCGGTCGAAGTATGCGAGCTATTGGCTGGAGGGATGCTCTGCGGCCTTCACCAACTGGCCGAAACTGGTCGCAGCATACCTGACAGCGGAGGAGGAGTTTGACTCCACACTGAACGAGGAGCCGCTGCGCAAGTTCTACAACACCGACTTGGGGCGGCCCTATAAGCCGAAGGCTGCCGAAGCCGAACGCACCCCAGAGGACCTGATCTCTCGGGCGGAGGACTTCGGACGCAACCCTGAGACCGGCGAGATTGAAATCATTTCCGAGATCGCTTTTCTTCTGGCTACTATCGACGTGCAGAAGAACATGTTCGTCGTACAGGTCTGGGGCGTTGTTCCCGGCGAGCCTTATGACCTCGTGCTGGTGGAGCGGTTCGACATTCGCAAGTCGAAGCGCAAGGACGAGGATGGCGATGTCCAGTGGGTCAAGCCGGGGACCTACCTAGAGGACTGGGACCTCCTGACAGATCAAGTCGTGAAGCGCAGCTACCCTATGCAGGGTCGTGATACGCGTATGGCTATCCGGATCGCGGGTTGCGACTCCGGGGGTAAGGCTGGCGTGACTGCGAACGCTTATGCGTTCTGGCGCACCCTCAAGGCTGTTGGACTCGGAAATCGTTTCCTGCTGCTCAAGGGTACGGGTACGCCCAACGCGCCTCAGGTCCGGGAGACTTTCCCTGACGCCAGTGACAGGAAGAACCTTGCCACGGCGCGCGGTGACGTTCCGGTCTGGCAGTTGAACTCGAATCAGTTGAAGAACGAAGCGAACAACAGACTTTCCTCCGAAGTGCCTAATAAAGGCATGGTAAGAATCCCCAAGTGGAACCCGGCTTGGCTGTTCAAGGAGTTCTGCTCCGAGGTCCTGAAAGAAAAGGGCTGGGTCAAAGCACCCGGCGTCAGGAACAACGAAGCATGGGACTTGCTGTATTACGCCATTGGTCTATGTATGACCAAGTACATCCGCTGCGAGCGGCCTAGTTTTTGGAACCGAGTTCCGGTCTGGGCCGATCCGGACGACCCCGACAACCCGTTTATCATCCGGCAGGGCAGCGAAGCATTTGCAGAGCGCAAGAAAACCCGTTATGACCTGAGCGAAATCGCTTCCAAGATTGCTTGAGGACTGGCCCATGGCAGACTGCAACACTATCGACGCGCGCCTCGCCGCTGCCCGCAAGGCGTACGACGAGCTTATGACCGGCCAGATGGTTTCGAGGATCGTTGACCAGAACGGGGAGAGCGTGTCTTACTCCAAGGTCTCGATCAACAGCCTTCTCTCCTACATCAGCCAGTTGGAAAACGAGAAGGCCCAGTGTACAGGGTCGGCCTTCGCCCAGTATCGCGGGCCAATCCGGTTTCTGTTTGGGCGGAGGACCCCCCGATGAACGCTGAACAGCAGATTTTCGACTTCGGCAAAGCAACCCGTGGCCGGACCGACATCCAGATTTACCGTAGCAGCGAGCAGGCGCTCGGCGGCGGACTGGAGGGCGCAGAACGTACCAGCCGGGAGACCCACAACTGGGACGTGGCTGCGGTCCCGCCTGACCGGGCTATCAACTCGGTCAAGGAGCCTGCTGACGCGCGGGCGAAGGATATGGTCATCAACGATGGCTATGCCCGTGGCGCGATCCAGACGCACATGGATTCGATTGTTGGCGCGCAGTACCGGCTGAACGCCAAGATCGCGTGGAAGATGATCCCCGGCGCGACGAAAGAGTGGGCGGACGCGGCCCAGCGAGTGATCGAAGATCGGTTCCACCTGATCGCCGAGAGCGAAGCCTGCTACCTTGACGCGGCAGGCATGAACACGTTCACCGGCAAGATCAGGCTCGGCGTAGCCGGGTTCGTGATGACTGGGGAGATCATCGAGACCTCGGAGTGGGATCGCTCCGCCGGGCGACCGATCAAGACATGCTTCCAGTCGGTCGATCCCAGCCGTCTCCGTAACCCGGACTGGCAAAGCGACACGCGCGATATGCGGCGCGGGGTCAAGGTCGATGCACGGGGCAAGCCCGTTGGATACTACTTCCAGCGGAACCACCCGAACGCCTTCTGGCCCGGCGCATACGACATGCTCGATTTCGCCTACGTCCCTCGCTACAAGCCGTGGGGTCGTCCGCAAGTCGTCCATATCATCGAGCAGCTTTTCCCGGATCAGCATCGCGGCGTGGCCGATATGGTCGCAGCCCTCAAGCGTATGCGGATGACCAAGCACTTGCAGGACGTGGTTCTCCAGAACGCGGTCATCAATGCGACCTACTGCGCTGCCATCGAATCGGAGATGCCGACGGCGGAAATGATTGTCGCCATGGGCGGAGACGCCTCGAACGCGGAATCCTTGAACGATGCCATCGGGGCCTATCTGGCGGGCTTGCAGAAGTACCTGTCCGGGGCAGAGAACATCGCGCTCGACGGCGCGATGATCCCGCACCTGTACCCCGGCACCAAGCTGAACATGAAAACGCTCGGTACGCCCGGCGGAGTCGGAACTGATTTCGAGGCTTCGCTGCTTCGGCACACAGCCGCCGCTCTCGGTCTGGACTATGCCGAGTTCAGCCGCGACTATTCGCGGATGTCCTACGCGACCGCGAAGCTCTCTACGGAGAACACTCGCCGGTCGATGCGCGCGCGCAAGAAGATGGTCGCGGATCGTCTGGCGAACGCGATCTACGGCAACGTGCTTGAGGAGTTCATTTCGCAGGGGGAGGTCCCGCTTCCGCCGGGCTTCACCCGTGACGACTACTACCGGCCCCTGATGCGCGAGGCGTTCAGCCGTTGCTCGTGGATCGGCACCGGCACCGGGCAGATCGACGAACTCAAGGAAACGCAGGCCGCGATCCTCCGGATCAAGGCGGGCCTGTCCACCTACGAGATCGAGATCGGGCGTCTGGGCGAGGACTGGCGCGAGATTTTCGAGCAGAAGGCGCTGGAGGCCGGGGTCATGTCAGAACGCTCTCTGGTGTTCGACATGGGGACCAACAAGGGCAACACCGGCCAAGGGGGCGATCAGGCTCAGGAGGACGCTCAGGAGGCTCAGGAGCAGCAGGACGAGACCGAAATGGACGACGATGGGGATAGCGTCACGGTACGCCTCCCCTCGGAGCTTGCGCGGCACTTCGGCGACATGGTACTGGGCGGCAATGGAGGCACACAATGACGAAGCTGCGTAAGCGCGGTCTGATGGCGAAAACCCTTAGCCGCATGTCGGCAGGCGATTGCCTTATCAGCGACCGTCACGCCGAATCAATGCTGATGGGGCTTCTCAGCGAAGCCGAACAGGTGACGGACCCGGGGGCCGCTTGGAACGAGGTTCGGGGCGAGGTTGCCGGGGCGTGGGGCTATGAGGATGGCCCGGACGGCCCGACCAAGCCCTTCATCTATCAGGACGGCGTAGCGGTGATCCCTGTCCACGGCATCCTGATTAACCGCTTCAACTATTGCTGGGGCTTCGTGACCGGATATGATTTCATCCGGAAGCAGATGAACCTCGCTGACAAGGACCCCGATGTCACCCTGATCGTGTTCGATCACGATTCGCCGGGCGGCGAGGCGGCTGGGTGTGACGAGCTTGCGCGCGAGATCGCGGGGCTGGAGAAGCCGACCATGGCGCTCGTCAACAGCCTGTCCGCCTCGGGCGGCTTCTGGCTGGCAGCGCCGTGCAACCGGATCGTCTGCGCACCGTCCGGATCGGTCGGCAGCATCGGCGTCTACATCCTTCACATGAACATCGCCAAGATGCTCGCCGACTGGGGAATCGAGACCGATTTCATCAAGAACGGCAAGTTCAAGACGAGCGGCAACATGTACGAGCCGATGTCCGAGGAGGACCGGGCGTATCTGCAAAGCATGGTAGACGAGCGCGCGACTGAGTTTCATCGCGCCGTGGCCGAATTTCGAGGCATCGAAGAAAGTGTTGTCAAGGGTACCGAGGCTCGTGTAATGAGGCCGTCGGAAGCGTTGTCGCTCGGCCTGATCGACGCGGCGGAATCTCCAACGACGGCGGTGGCGTCGTTTGTAGCTGAGCTTGGCAAGTCAGATGAACCCACCGTAGAGGACTCTCAGGAGGAAGTAACCATGGCAGAAATCAGTTCCGAGGATCGGGCCGCCGTTGCGAACGAAACGAAGGCGCGTATCAAGGGCATTATGACCCACGAAGAAGCAGCAGGCCGTGAAGGTCTCGCCGAGCATCTGGCCTACAACACCGACATGTCGGTTGACGACGCCGTGGCGATGCTCAAGGTCTCGCCGAAGGCCGAAGCCAAGAAGGACGAGCCGGAAGGCGACGACTCGGGCGAAGCGGCCAAGGGCGGCGAGAAGAAGTCCAAGAAGAAGAAGGACGACGAGGACGACGACGAGTACATGGAAGGCGACGACGCTGACGACAAGGCCAAGGGCAAGTCGCAGTTCGAGCAGGCCATGGACACGGACAAGCATCCGAACGTCGGTCCGGACGGCAAGGACGGCGGCGGTGATGGCGATGCTGTCTCGGCCAATGTCGCTCGCATCATGGGCGCGCAGGCGGCAGCGACGGGCCGTAAGCTGGAGCAGGCGAAGGCGTAAGCCTGATCCTGCTCTCCATGGAAACCATTTCACAAGGAGACACACACCATGGCTGTTGACGGCTATAGCAACACCGAATGGCAGGCACAGGGGAACACGCTGGAAGGCTCGTTCTCCCCGACCCAGCTTTTCACCGCCGAAGATGACATCAAGACTTCGGCGGCCCTCTACAAGACGAACCAGAACATCGCGGTCCTCACCATCCTCGCCAAGGATGCGACCGGCGATCTGGTTCCGTGGGACCCGACCGCGACTGTTGCAGTCACGGGCGGCGCGAGCAGCCAGACGGCACCCAGCCCGGTTGCTTTCCCGGTCGGCGTGGCAGCGGCGGATATGGACACCCGTGCGGGCGGCTTCAACGCCGACACCTACGGCCCGTACTACTGCGGCGGCTGCTTCAACCCCGATCTGCTTGTCTGGCCCGCTGGTCTCACGACCTACGAGACCCGCATGGCGGCTCTGGAGCGTTGGGGCGCTCCGTTCCGGGTCAAGCGTCTGCTCTGATCCACGACCAATCCTCCCGGCGGCTCTTGTGGCCGCCGGGAATTTCAAGTAACCAATTTCCTGTGCCGTTCAGATAGGAACGGGGGACCTGCGAAGGAGACGCCACATGGCCGTTGAACTCTATGATACGATGACCCTGATTGGCGTTCAGAACCGCCAGCAGATCGACCCGCTTTTCTTCCTCCAGTGGTTTCCGGACGAGATCACCTTCACGACCGAGAAGGTGATGTTCGACGAGATCACGGAAGATCGCTACATCCTCGCTCCGTTCGTCGCCCCGCACGTCGAAGGGCGTGTCATGGCGAAGGGCGGCTTCGACACCCGGTCGTTCAAGCCTGCCTATGTCAAGCCGAAGCACGACATCGACATCAATCAGCAGTTCAAGCGCCGGGCCGGTGAATCCATCGGCACGGGGAACCTGACGCCGCAGCAGCGGTACGACGCGACCATCGCCGAGAACTTCCGTCTGGAGCGCGAGATGATCGAGCGCCGGATCAACTGGATGTGTTCGCAGGCGCTCGTCAACGGCGCGGTCGTGGTGGAAGGCGAGGACTATCCCCGCGTCACCATCGACTTCAACCGTGACGCTGGCCTGACCGAAGTTCTGTCCGGCACCGCGCGCTGGGGCGAATCGGGCGCTACTCCGCTCGACGACCTGAACGTGAAGATGAAGCTGGCGCGCAAGCTCTCGGGCGGGCGCATCACCGACATCATCATGGGCGAAGAAGCGTACGACCGCTTCTACAAGAACGCCGACGTGAAGGAACTGCTCGACACGAACTACCGTATCGGCGGCACCGCTGCCGACGCGCTGATCCTCGGGCAGGCCGAGACCGACAAGGAAGCCGAACTCAAGGCCGTTCTGGCCGGGGGTCAGTCGGCAGCCCGAGTCCGTATCTGGACCTACGCCGGGTACTACCACGAGCGTAACCCGGCCACGGGCGCGCTCACCGAGGAACACTACATCGACACCAACGCGGTCGTCGGCGTGGGCAACAAGCTCAACGGTGTTCAGACCTTCGGGGCCATCAAGGACCCGAACGCCCAGCTTCGCGCCATGCGGATGTTCCCGCGTATCGTGGACCAGAAGAACGCTGACCCGGCGAAGGAATACACCCTCACCCAGTCGGCACCGCTGCCGGTTCCCATGGAGCCGAACAACAGCTTCAAGTTGCAGGCGCACGATCCCGACGCCTGATAGCTTGGACTAGGAGGGGGGCTGGGAGACCGGCCCCCCTTTCCTGCCTACCCGCCACCCAGAGAATCAAGGAACCCTGAATATGGCACTCAAGCTGCTCCTCGTGGCTTTCACCACGGACCGCGAAGTCGAAGGCACCAAGCGCCGCGTCCGCTTCGCACCCGGCAAGGTCGTGGACCTGACCGATTCTGAAATCGAACTGTTCGACCGCCTGTCCAAGGCGACCGGCAAGCTGCACTACCGCGATCCGATCAGCGAAGGCGGTACGGTCGTGGCCTCGGAGCCGGAAGTCGTCCTGCTGCCGGACTTTGACGGTCAGGACGTGACGGTGGACAAGAAGTCCGTCGATCAACTCCGCGCCTACCTGACCTTCCATGGCGTGACCTTCGAAGCCAACGCCAAGAAGGCCGATCTGCTTGCTCTGGCGACCGCTCACGAAGCCGCCAGCGACAACGAATCGGGCGATCCCGACGGCGGCCTCTGAGGTCGTCCTGATGTCTTTCGCAGACATCAAAGCGAAAGCGCGGCGAGCCGTTCACGGACGGCTCGCCGTTTCCGCGTCTCTGGTAGACGACGCACACCCGGACGGCCTGATCTTCGCCGACGACTATACTGGCCCCCGGCTCACGGTTCGGTACCACAACAAGCTGGACCGTACCGGCGGCCTGACCGACGACTACGCCGAGATCATCGACGGGATCGACCGGCTGGTTTTCCATGACGAAAACGTGGCCGAGGTTTCCGCTGCTCTGGTAGCCAACGGAGAGGCCCCTCTGGCGCTCTCCCGTGCCGCAGAGGTCACGATCCCGGACTACAAGGGCCTGATCTTCGTCTTGGACACCCAGCAGCCGCCAGACGGCCCCGGCGAGACCGTGTGGGTCGTGGCCCGCAAGCGGGGCTAGACCGAGGAGCGGGGCATGTCCGCCAGAATCAGCGCCGTCAACCTTCTCGACATCGAGGACTTCCTGCGGTCCCAGCCGGACACCGCGCGGTCGGCGGCCCGTATCGCTATCAACAGCACGGCAGGCCGCAAGGCCGTCCCCCAGCTTCGCCGGGCGATGAAGAAGGAGGCGGCCTTCCCTCCGGGCTATCTGGAGGACCCGCAGAGGTTCGGCCAGAGCAAGAAGGCGACAAACGCTGATCTGACGGCCAGTATCATCGCGCGGTTCAGGCCGACCTCACTGGCTCGGTTCTCGAACGATAGCCCTGAGGGCGCGCGCCGCACCGGGGGCGTCCGGGTCAAGGTGAACCCGACCGGCGGGGCGAGGCGAATCGGCGGCGCGTTCTTCGTCAAGCTCCGTAGAGGGCGGGATACCAGCGACGGGTTCAACGTGGGCCTTGCGATCCGGCTCCAGCCGGGGCAGACGCTCCGGGGACGCAAGAAGGGCGGACAAGGTGTACAACTAGCGCCGGACCTGTATTTGCTGTACGGGCCGTCCGTGGATCAGGTGTTCCGCGAAGTCAGCGTGGCCGAAAGTCCCCGAATCGCGGACGACCTCCAGAGAGAGTTCGTTCGCCAATATGTCAGGCTCAGCGGCGGTCAGTGAGGTTGTGAAATGATTTCCAAGAAGCTCGCAATTCTGAAAGCGTTGACCTCCCATCTTGAGGGGATCACGCCAGACTGGACCGATCTACCCGACGAGATGCAGGGGGTTGTCTGCCCGTACGATCTGAGTTCCAGCGTCTTTCGCGGTCGGCTTGAGTTCGGTGACGAAGTGCAGAACCCGTTTCTCGCTATTCTGGAGGCCCCTCGCCAGCTTGACCCTAACGGCGCGGGCGTGGGCCTGATACAGGGCGAGGACTGGACCATACTTATCCAAGGCTTCGCGAACGACGATCAGAAGCACCCGCTCGACCCGGCGTACTCGCTTCTGGCGTGGACCCAGATGCGGCTCGCCCGCATCACCACGGAGAAGAAAAACGGAGGCCGTGGGGGCCTCTACCCGAATGAGTGGCGACTCGGGGGACTTGTCGCTGATGTCCGGTATCAAATTCCTATTGTGCGACCGGGCAAAGATGCTGTATCAGACACCGCATACTTCTACATGCCCATCTCAGTCGGGAATGTGACTGACCTTGCTATGCCCTTTGTTGAGGAGAATTGACCATGGCGCGCACGAAGAACTACACTCTCGGGGCTGGTAAGCTCTATTTCGACCGCATGGACGAAAATGACAACCTGACCGGCGAGTTCTACATCGGCAACACGACCAGCTTGACCGGATCGACCGACGAGACCCGCGAAGAACACTTCTCGTCTGACGAGAAGGAACGCGACAAGGACGCTTCGGTTGTCACCCAGTCGGACCAGACCGTCGGCTTCACCACGGACGACATCCAGCCGGAAAACCTCGCGATGCTCTGGAAGGGTACCGCCGAGCAGCTTGCCGTCTCTGCCGCGACCAACGAGGTTGACACCCTGACCGTCCTCCGTGGCCGCTGGTACCAGCTTGGCGTTTCGGCGCTCAGCCCGACCGGCGCGCGCTCCGTGACCATCGACTCCGTGACCAATGATGCCACCCCGACTCCGGCGGCCATCCCCGGCGGCGCGGGCGGCGCGAACTACGAGGTCGATCTCGAACTGGGCCGCATCTACATCAAGGAAGATGCCCCGGACATCACTGACGGCGACTCGATCATCGTCACCTACGACATCGCGGCCCACTCGCGAACCGTCATCATCTCCAAGGGCGAGACGATCCGGGGCGCGCTGCGCTACATCGCGGACAACACCGCAGGCGTCAACCGCGACGACTACTGGCCGCTGGTCGAACTCTCGCCGGATGGCGACTACGAGTTCAAGGCCGACTCGTGGAGCGAGATGTCGTTCACCGGGGAAGTCCTGCGCAAGGCAGGGCTGTTCAAGCACTACATTGACGGGCGGCCCGTCACCGCGTAATCTGCCTGCTCCACAGAGGGCAGGACGCAAAGGGAAGGCGGTCCTCCGGGGCCGCCTTTTCCGTGTTACCAACAGGAGTCGATATGGCAGTTAATTTTGAGATCGAGACTACCCGGATCGAGGTAGGCTCCAAGGGCGGCTTCTTCACCGTCCGGGGCATGAACTCGGAGGACGTGACGTTCCTCACGATGCACTATCTGGAGGACATGAAGAAGGTCGTCTCCAAGTACTCTGGTAAGCGCCCGGTCCTCCCGAAGGACCGCGTGGCCGATCTGGTCATGGAGCTTGCCAAGGACTTCCCGTCTATGGTCGTGGAAATCATTTCCCGTTGCGCCGAAGCAGAATCGCCGGACGATGTTGAGAAGTTCCGGCGACTGTCATTCGTGAAGCAGATCGAAGCTCTCAAGGCAATCGCGCTGCTCTCGGTCGAGGATGGCGGGATCGAGTTGGGAAAGCTCGCGGGGGTCGTGGCAAGTCTGCTGGAGGCAAACGGCCTTCCGCCGGGACCCCTGATGACATCGTTGCAGACTATTATCGCAACATCCGCGAAACCGTCAGCCACCTAAAGGCAAACGGCCACCCGGACGCACACCGATACGCTCTCGGCAAGCTTGCCAACGAGGAAGAACTTCTTCGAACCGTCAAGCGCCGAGAGATGGCTTTCCAGATGATTGCAGACCAGCATGTCGCGTCTGCTTCTTTCATGGGAGGCAAAAAGGCTGTAAAGGCGTTCGAGAAACTACTGCGCGAGCTTGAGGACTAAGCGAGATGGCAACTACCCGGCGCGACATTGAACTGCTGATCTCGGCGAAGGAGACGACCGGGCGCTCCTTCCAGCAAGTCGTCGCAAACATCGACACGCTGAACAGCAAGATCGCAGAACAGGTCAAGGCAGCCCAGTCGGGCGAGATCAGCCTCCAAGAACTGCGGCAGACGCAGGAGGCGCTTGCTCAGGCTGGGCGTGACCTCTCGGCGATCCAAGGCCAGATCGACTCTTACACCCGCCTCGCCGCAACCTCGGACAAGGTGGCGGCAGCAGCGGACAAAGCTAAGGCCGACCTCGCAGCCCTTAAGGCCGAGATCGCTGCGTCCGGCGAAGCCACGGCCCGCCAAGAGCAGCAGATGCAGCGGCTCGAAAATGCCGTGGTCCGGACTTCGGCAGCCGTAGACAAGAACAAAGCAGACCTCGCCGAGCAAGTGGCCGTGCTGGACCGCGCCGGTATCGCTACGCGCGATCTCGATTCTGCGCAGGCTGGCGTCGTAAACACCGCTCGCCAGATCGGCGCAGGGCTGTCTCAGGTCAACGCGGCAGTCTCGGACTATGCCGCGAATATCGCGGCTGCCAAGCAGCGGGAAACCAAGGCCCGCGAGGACGCTGCAAAGGCTCAGCGGCAGGAGACCGAGCTTGCCCGGCTGGAGGCTGCCGAGCGGAAGGCGCTGGCAGATGGTGAGGTCCGGGCGCAGCAGGAGGCGGCTGCTCGCCGGGCGGCGCTGATTACCGAGATCGCTCAGGCCGAAAAGCAGCTTGCCCAGCAGCAGGCGTTCGACACGAAAATCTCCGAAGCTCAGCGCCTCGGGGACGCCAGCCGGTTCGTGAAGCTGTTCGCCGATTCCGTGAACTCGGTCGCGGTCGCCGAGAACCAGCTTAGCGCCCTGACCGGGTTCCGTGCCGTCGGTCAGATGGCGCTGGAAGCGAGCAACGACATGACCCGCTTTGCCCAGTCCGGGCAACTGCTGGCAGGCTCGTCCTCGCAAGTGGCCGCTGGCCTCCGGGCTATCATTGATCCGGGACAGGCGGCGCTCAAGACTCTGGATGGGGTTGAAGCGGCCATCGCGACGGCGGACGCTGCTTCTGCCGAAGGCGTCACCAACGTCGGGAAGCTGAACGAAGCGTACAACGATCTCGCTGCCGCGTCGGCGGCCTTGGTCCAGCAGGGCAGTCTGGTGGACCAGTTCCGCGATCAGGCCGCCGCTACCGACGCAGCCCGTACTGAGTTTGCGGCGGCGCAGGCAGACGTGCAGCGGTTCGCTCTCGCCATGGTACAGGCCGAGAAGCCGACCGAGGAGCTTGCGAACTCACTTCGGCAGGCCGAAGCCCGTCTGGAGCAAACCGGGCGCGCTCTGGCTATAGAGGACAACCGGCTCGACCAGTTGGGGCAGTCGCTTCGCCGGGCCGGTATCAGCACCGCCGATCTGGCAAACGAGCAAGCACGACTGGAGGCTGCGGCGCAGCGCGTTAGCGTGGCTACGGACCGGATCAACACGTCTCTCGGGCGCGGGGGCCGGGAGACCAACGCCTTGTTCGGCCTCAAGCCGAATGATCTGGCGAACCTGAACTTCCAGCTTCAAGACATCTTCGTGAGCTTGCAGGCGGGCCAGAACCCGCTCACGGTTCTTATCCAGCAGGGTTCCCAGATCAGCCAGATTTTCCCCGGCCTGATCTCCAGTGTCGCTAAGCTGGTCCTGCGGTTCTTCCCGCTTATCGCTATCGCGGTCGCGGTCGGCGCTGCGTTTTTCGAGCTTGCCCAAGACGCTGAACGACTCAAGAAGGCGCAGGAGGACCTTGCTGCCGCGCCGCTGGGTGCCGGGATCGACGCCGAACGCTTTGCCGATGCACAGGAGAAACTGGAGGGGGTTGCCAAGTCCGCTGACGAGGCCCGCAGCGCCATGCTCCTGCTCGTGGAGGAGGGCTTCGACACCGACTCCATCGAGACCTACGCCGAGGCCGCCGGGCGGCTGGCAGAGCGGCTGGGGATCGACGTGGTGGAGGCAACGCAGTTGCTCGTCGATGTCCAGCAAGGCGGGATCGACGCGGTTCTGGAGCTTGCCGAACGGACGAACGATCTCACCGAAGCCGATCTGGATCACGCGCAAGCTCTGTTTGAGGCTGGCAAGGCAGGCGAAGCGCGCCAGTTCGTGCTTGACCGCGTGGCCGAGCGTAACGCCCAGATCGCCAAGGCAACCCAGTCCGAGTGGACTCCGGCGGTCAAGAACCTCCAGAGCGCGTTCAGCAATTTCGCTGACTTCCTCGGTCGTATCTTCGGCCCTATTCTGGATGGCATCGAGAGCCGGGTAAATTCGGCCATTGTGGGCTTCACGTTCCTGACCGGCCTGCTGGCTGGTAAAGGCATCGCAGGCGCACAGGAGGACGCTTTCGAGGTCATCCGGAAGCAGCGCGGCCTGACCCCGGCCCCGGCCCGAGGAGCGAGCGATCAGCAGATTCGGGATCGCCGGTTCCGGCAGGAGCTTGACGACGAGGTTGAGTCCAGCCGGGAACTCACCAAGGAGGAGCGGCTTCGCCGGGTAGAGGTAGACGCCCGCCGTCGCGCCCAGAACGCAGGCGTCAGCAAAGCCTTGGAGGATCGTGCGGTCCAGCAGGCGACGGCTGCCGAGCAGCGCAAGATCAATGACGAAAATGCGAAGTCGTCCCGTAGTGCGAACGCCTCCAGCCGCCGAGCAGCAGCGGCGCAGAACCGGGCGGCCCGTGCGCAGGCTGCCGAAGATCGCAAACGTGAATCGGCTCTGCGTCAGTTGGAGGGTCAGCTTCGCCAGTTGAACCGGGCAGCTTTCGCAGGCGTCTCGGCTTCGTTGGAGGAGCGCCTGACGGCTATCGACGAGAAGTACGAGAACATCGCCGATAGCCTTGAGCGGGCGCGTGGTCTCGGTCTGACCGCGAGCGAGGACGGCATGTCGTTCGAGGCCATCGAGCGTCAGGTCGAAGCCACCAAGCAGCGCCTCAAAGACGAGGAACGCATCAAGTTCTTCCAAGAGCAGGCTGCCCTGCTCGACAAGCAGCGCGTGGCCGAGCTTGAGCGTATCTCCGAGGCTCAGGCGCGCGGGGCGATCTCGACGACGGAGGCTATGGCACAGGCCGAGGAAGTGACGCGCCGGTTGTCGCCCCAGATCGTGACCGCTGCTGAAAAGGCACTGGCCGTTGCGCGCGCTATCGCCGGGGCTACGCCGTCGCCGGAAATGGTTTCGTGGATCGCTTCTCTCGAACGCATTATCTCCGGGGAGGCCATCGACCGCGCTGCGGCAGACATCGGGCTTGCGGGATTCGAGGCGGCTGGTGCCGAACTCGATACGCTGATTCGCGAGCGGGACGAACTCGTGCGGTCGTATCAGGCGTTGTTCGAGCTTGGCCTGCGTACGGACGCCGAAGTGCGGGACCTCACGACCGAGGCATACGCCCAGCAGGCAGCGGCCATTGAGCCAGTCCTGACCAAGTTGCGCGAGCAGGCGGCGCTCCTGAACGCGACTATCGACCCGCTGACCAATCTGCCGGTCCTCACGGACATTGCCTACGCGACATGGCTGGCCCGTCTGGACGCGGTAGAGGCTGGTCTGGCCCAGATCGACCCTCGCTTGCAGCAAGTCAACGCAGCGGCCTCTCAGGCGATCCAGAATGGGGTGGCGCAGGCGTTCAACGCGGTAGCTCAGTCTATCTTCGGCCTGATCTCGGGTACGGAGAGCTTCGGGGACGCGCTGGGCAACCTCGGGCGCACCGCATTGAGTGTGTTCGGCAGCATCCTTGAGGCCATCGCCCAAGTGCTTATCCAGATGATCGCCTTGCAGATCGCTCAGTCGATCCTTGGCGTCCCGGCTGGGGGCGGAGGCGGCGGCTTGCTGTCCTTCCTGTTCCACGACGGCGGCGTGGTCGGCAGTCGCGGGGCCAGCCGTCAGCGGCGCACGGGCGGCAGCAATAGCTGGCTCGGAGCGCCCAAGTTCCATGGAGGCGGGGGCATGGGTCTGCGCCCGGACGAGTACAAGGCGGTCCTCCAGCGGGGCGAGGAGGTCCTGACCGAGGACGATCCTCGGCACATCCGGAATCTGGGCAAAGGCGGCGGCGGAGACAGCGGCGGCAGCAACATCAAGCAAGTGCTGTTGCTTGATCCGGGCGCAGTCCCTAACGCTATGCAGAGCCGGTCTGGGCAGAAGTCGATCCTGACCGTGATTCGGCAGAACAAGGACACCATCAAGCAGGTTCTCAAGTGACGAGCGATAGCGATCTCCCTGTCTTTTCGTTCCGCCCGAACTGGCGGGAGCCTATGGTGGAGCGCGTGTCGTTCCTCACCAGCGTTCTCACGTCCTCTCAAGGGGCCGAGCAGCGGCTTTCCCTGCGATCCACGCCCCGGCGCACCTTCGAAGCAGACTTCCTGCTCCGGGGACCTGAGCGCACGTTCTGCGATCTGTTTATGAACCGTCTCGGCGGCGGCGAGGTCACGGTACCCCTGCACTGGGAGACTGTGACCCTCGCCCAGCCTCTCACGGCCACGGTGAGCGACCGGATCGACTTCGACACGCGGCTGCGTGAGTGGCAGTACCACGAAGGCAAGCTGGCGATCCTGACCGGCAAGGACGCGCGCTTCTACGAGGTCGTCGAGATCGCGTCCGTGGACGACGAAGGCGTCACTCTGGCAGCGCCCGTCACTCGCCCGTGGCCGCTGGGGACCAAACTCCTGCCTTTGCGCCGGGCCGTGATCGACCAGTTCGGGAACATGGCGCACAAGACAGCCGGGGTGGCTACCGTGTCGGCCCAGTTCCGACTCGTCGGGGCTAACCCGTGGGAGCCTGCCGCCGATCCTTCGCCGACCTACGCGGGTCTGCCGGTGTTCTTGGAAGAACCCAACTGGGTAGACGATCTCGACGCGACTCTTGACCGGGACGTGCAGTTGTTGGATACCGGGATCGGCCTGACCTACCAGACTGACCCGCTGCTGCGCGCGCTCATGGGTCAGGCGCACAGGTGGTTCTTGCCCGGCAAGGAACGGCTTGCGGCGTTCCGTGATCTTATCTATAGGCACCGGGGCCGTCAGGGCGCGTTCTGGCTGCCGACGTTCAAAGCCGATCTACGGCTGGTGAACTCTCCGCCGTCGGCGTCCAGCCAGATCACGGTAGAGAACGTCGGCTACGGATACACCCAAGGCCCGCAGAGCGGTCGCAACTACATCGCGATCAAGCACAGCACCGGGACCCTTATCCGCCGTATCGTATCCGTGTCGCCCGGCCTGACCGACGCCACGGAGCGCCTGAACCTAGACGCCCCGCTGGGTCTAGCCCTCTCGCCGGGTCTTGTCCAACGGATCAGCTTCGTGGATGCCGCCCGGTTCGATACCGATGATTTCGAGATCGTGCATTACGGCGGGGTTGACGCACACCACGAAAGCGGGGCGCTGTTCCGGACGTTCAAGAATGTCCGCTCGGCCCCGCTGCCGATCTCGTTTCCGGTTCAGACGGCAGCCATGGACGAGGACGCCTGCGGGACCCCGCCGTGGTACGTCCGGATACAGGTCCAGTGGCGCGACTATGGCCTCAGTTTGCCCACGCTCGGCTTCATCATAGACCCGGATGACGGCCCGTCTATTGATCGCACGGACGACGAGTCAGCGGACTTCTACTTCGTCATGCCGCCCGAGGACGAAGTGACGGCTCGAAATCCGCCGCAGTTTTTCGAAGCTGTCTGGACTTCACAGGACCTCGAACCTCAGGGGTTCACTCTCCAGATGCAGTTTGCCAACACCAGTCTCGGGCCGTACCCGAACGCGCAGGCCCGAGTACGGTACCGTCGCTTCGGAGATAGCGCCTACCGTATCATCTACCCCAAAGCCGGGTCGCACAGCATGTCGCCCCTCGTCGGCGGATACTTCACACTGGGCGAGATTTTCCCGCTCCGCTGGTTCTTCGATCTGCCCTAAAAGGATTCCACCGTGTTCAGCCCGCTCGAAATCTCCAATCAACAGGCTCGCCCGGTTGCCCTGTATGAGTTCCGGTATGGAAACACGTACTGGCGCTACTGCACGGACGACGAGGACCGCACGGTAAACGGCCACGTCTGGACTGCGCAAGTGATCTCGGACGAAGGCGTGACACAAGGCGGCTCAGACCAAAACGACTTGCAGATCACCGTGCAAGCAGACAACCCGGTCGCAGCGATCTTCCGGAACGGACAGCTTTCCGGTAAAGTCTGGCTCTCGGTTCGGCGCTGGCACATCGGCGACCCGGACGAGGAGACACCGCTGCTCTGGTCCGGGACGGTCGTGAACGCCGCCGTGGCCGATAACCAAGCGGCTGCGCAGATGACTTGCCGGTCTCTAGGGGGGTCGTACGACCGGCAGGGCCTTCGGCTGGCATGGGGGCGGATGTGTCCCCACGTCCTGTACTCCGAGTTCGGTTGCCGTGTGAACAAGAGTCTCCACGCCTATCCCCACACCATCGAGACCCTGAGCGGGACCAACTTCACCGTCACGACGTACCTTCCCCCCGCCGAAGGGAGCTTTACCGGGGGCTTCGCTGAGTTCATCCGCGAGGACGGGAGCTTCCAGCGATACGGGATAGAGTTCCAGAACGGAAATGATTTCCGGGTTTTCGGATCGACCAGTGGACTTTCGCTCGGGAGTGAGGTAACGCTCTATCCGGGTTGCTCCCGCGACACGGCTTCGTGCAAGCGGTTTGACAACCTCGCCAATTTCGGCGGCTTCCCGCACCTACCGGGTAAGTCGCCTTTTGACGGGTCGCCAGTCTTTTAGGAGTTTCGCCATGCCGATGTTTGCTTGGGCCTTGGTGTTCTTGGTCGCTTCGGTTGCAATCCAGTCGCTCCTCGTCCGTCCGCAGAACCAGAAGCCCGCTGCATTGGAGGACTTCGATTTTCCTCAGGCCGACGAAGGGACGCCGCAGGCGGTGTTCTTCGGCGATTGTTGGACCGAAGGCTGGATGGTCCTCTGGTACGGCAACTACCGCACGACCAAGATCAAGTCGAAGGGCAAGAAGTGATGTCCGATCTCGTCGTTCACATCCGGCACATCCGGCAAGCTAAACTCTGCACGAAGGGGACCCGAGTGTGGTTTGCCGCGCGCGGCTGGTCATGGTCTCAATTCGTGGCCGCTGGCCGACCGGCGGATGATTTCATTGCGACCGGCGATCCCATGGCTCTGCGTCCGGTAGAGGCCGCGCGCCGGGAGGCTGATAATGGGTGCTAAGAAGCAAACTATCGGTTTCCGGTATTTCTTCTCGATCCACATGGGTTTGGGTCGTGGACCGATTAACGAGATCGCCGAGATTCGGGTCGGCGACCTGACGGCGTACGACTCCGTGATCCCTCTCAAAGAATCCGGGTCGCTGGTTTCTATCCGGAAGCCTGAACTGTTCGGAGGAGAGAAGAAAGAAGGCGGGATCGACGGCGGGCTTTACTGCTACAACGGAGCCGCTGACCAAGAACTCCAAGGGCCTTTGCAGTATAGCGCAGCTACCGGCGTCTCTGTAGGCTTCGGGGGCGGGCTTACCGGCATCTCCCTGAGAACTCTCCGGACCCTGCCCGCGATTGCGAGCCAGCTTGGCGGCGACGTACCGAATTTCCGGGGCGTCGTGACGCTATGGTTTGACGGCATGGTGGCCGCCATGAACCCATACCCGAAAGAGTGGAGCTTCCGAGTCCGTCGCTGGGACGCAGGCTGGTACAACGACGACCCTTGGTATCCGGCCAAGGCGCGCATCCTTATCCAGAGCGAGAACGGCGGGTTCATCAGCGCCATGAACCCGGCGCACATCCTGTACGAGGTCAATACGAACCCCGAGTGGGGGCGCGGCATCCCGGTCGAGTTCATCGACGAGAATAGCTTCGTTCAGGCTGCCAACACGCTTTGCGAGGAAGGCTTGGGTCTCTGCATCCCATGGTTCCGGCAGGAGAGTATCAACGACTTCATCCCCATGGTGATTAACCACATCGGGGCTGTGCAGTACGTGGACCGCCAGACCGGGAAGCTGACGCTTCGCCTGATCCGGGAGGATTACGATGTCAACGACTTACCGTTGTTCACGCCGGAAACCGGGCTGCTCGATCTCATTGACGACGACGCTGGGACAGAGGAGACCAGCTTCAACGAGATCGTCGTCAAGGGATTCGATCCGACGACCAAAGAAGATATTATGGTCCGGGTCCACAACCTCGCGGCTATCCAGTCGCAAGGCGAAATCATTTCCAACACGGTCGAGTTCCGGGGGCTTCCCACGCGGAACCTGTGCGCGCGGGTAGCTCTGCGCGAACTCAAGGTGCAGTTGCCTCTGCGCAAGATGACTGTGCTGCTCGACCGTCGCGGCTGGCGGATCGCGCCGGGTATGCCTTTCCGTGTATCAGACCCCGCGAAGGGCATAAGCAACATGATCCTGCGCGCGGGCGAGGTCCGGGACGGTACGCTGGAGGACAGCCGGATCAGCGTGAAAGCGGTTCAGGATGTTTTCGGTATGCCGCAGACCGAGTTCATCGCCCCGCCGTCGAACATCTGGACTCCGCCTAATTTCGTAGCCGCCGCGTCCCCTGAGACCCTTCTCTACGAGATGAACTGGCGCGACTTCTACCGGCTCAGTTCTACCGCTGACCAAGACGCCGTAGACGCGGCGACCAGCTACGTCGCGATCTTGGCGAAAGCCCCTGCCGGTGTACAGGCGCAAGGCTTCGACGTGCTGACGAGCCTCACCAGCGAGGAGTATCCGGACAACGAAAACCCGACGGTCGGCTTTACGAACTGGCTGACGCTGCTCACCAGCATCGGCCCGCTCGACGATGAACTCACCGTGGCCGAGGCAAACCTGAGGGACTTCCTGACCGAGTTTGAAGCCGGGATGGCGGTTCTCGTGAACGACGAGCAAATGGAGTTCACGACCTTCGACTCCGAGACCCGTGTAGCCACGATCAAGCGGGGGGTCGCTGACACGATCCCGGCAGCCCACGCCGCAGAATCGACTATCTGGCTGATTGACGACGAGATCGGATCGGACGGGATCGAGTACCAAGACGGAGAGACGGTGTACGGCAAAGCCTTGACCCGCACGTCTACCGATCTGCTGGACCCGGAAAACGCAGTCGAAGTTTCGGTTCAGGTAGACCAGCGCCTTTTCCGTCCGTATCCGCCGGGCGATCTCAAGGTCAACGGTGTGTCGATCTACTCGCTCGGTGATGTAGAATATCCCGAGCCGGTGCTGACTTGGACTCACCGGGATCGCAAGCTACAGGCAGACGTTCTTGTCGGCCACGGGGAGGGCAGCATCGGCCCGGAAGCTGGGACCACCTACAACGTGCGCGTGTACGACATAGACGGCGTTACGCTGCTGCGCGAGGACGATGTGGGTTCCGGCGCGACATGGACCTACACCACGGCTCTCCAGTCTGCCGACGGCAGCCCTGTGAGCGTCTGGATCGAGTTCGAATCTCTCCGGGACGGCGTTGCGTCCTACTTCCACTATCGTTTCAAGGTTGTTCTTGTCTCTGGCTGGGGCTATGGCTGGGGCGAGAACTGGGGCGGATAACAGAGGACTTTTGACATGCCTGCTCGCACACTACCGAACCTCGGACTGCAAGCCTTCTTCGATGTCGGCGAAAGCGGCTGGGCCGATGAAGTCAGCCTGAACTTCCTGTTGCTGTCCGTTCTGGTTCAGGGCGGGGTTTTGGAAACCGTTTCCACTACGCCCAGTTCGCCGACCAACGGTCAGGTCTACCTGTTCAGCGCGTCACACCCGACGCAGGCCAACAAGATCGGCATCCGGGACGCAGACGCTTGGATCAACGTCACGCCGCTGGAGGGGTGGCGTGTCTACGACCGTGCGGCAAACGCGCTGTTGCTTTTCGACGGGACCGCGTGGGTTCCTTTCACGGCTGGCGGATCGCCTTACTCAACCGTGGCCGAAGTTACCGGCACCGCCGCAAACCTGTTGGCGAGCCAAGCCGGGCAGTATCTCCGGTTTACCGCCACGAGCGCCAAGTCACTGACTGTCCGGCCCAACAGCACCGAAGCCCTGCCGGACAACGGGGAGTGGAATCTCCGCAATGTTGGCGCTGCGAACCTCACCCTGATTGCTGGGGCAGGCGTCACGATCAACCCGCCCGCCGGGGGTTCGCTGGTCATGGCACCGGGCATGTCTGCCATGCTCAAGCGGGCTGCGGTCAATGTCTTTGACTTGATCGGTCACACCAACCCGTAAGGACATCGCCATGGGCATCGGTTTCTACGCACAGCAGGCTATGCTTTCGAGCGGGGGTTCTGCCTACGACCCCATCCCGACTCCGGTTGAAAGTTACCCGGTGAGTTACGCGGCGCTCCCGAACGCCGGGTTCGAGGACGCAGTACCGGCTCCGTGGGCATACCTACTAGGCGACTCTGCGAGCATGACCCCTGATACGCCGACGAGCGCAGGGGGCCGAACTGCGCGGACCGGGAGCCGGTTCCTGCGGTGTAACATCCGTACCGCCACCAGCACCAACGGCAGCAGCTTGATCGGTTTTGCAGAGAGCATCCCCAGCGCGTACCACGCAGATATTGACGCCGGGATCGTCTCGGCTCGGTTTGACCTGTACCGCATCACCGGCACAACGAAGGTAAACGACTTTGGCCGCCCGACCCTGACTGCACTGAACGCGAGCGACGTAGCTCTGGCGCAAGTGAGAGGACGCGCTACGAACCCGTCTGCGTGGACCCTTGAGGACCTGACTCTGCCTCTCCCGCCCGGAACCCGTAAGCTCGCCTTCGGGATGGAATCAACGCGAGGCGCAGGGGGTAACGCTCACGAAATCTTCGTTGACGACATCTCCCGCACACTCCTGAGCGGGGTCAGCAGCGCAACGCTTTTCGAACCCAAGGCTCTTGCAGACTGGACCAACTACGGCGGGTCGGATGTGATCTTCGACGCCTCGTCGTACGCCAACACCTTCTACGGCCACTTGGGGGTTCGGTTCGGCAACGCCTCGAACACAGGGTCTCCGCGCCGCCGCTGGGGCAAGAAGGCCAGCTTCACCGCTGCACAGATCGCCGCTATCGAAGATAACGTCGTCAATGCCGAAGTTGCCTGTTCGCTACGGTCCTCGAACGTCTCTTTCAATGCAGGGATCGGGATCGACTTCTTCGATGCCTCAGACGTGCTGATCTCGTCTCTGACGAGCGGGGCGCTCAAGCAGTACGCCGAGACCGATCCTATCGAGGTCGTATCTGGGGCGGTCCCGACAAACGCAAAAGCCTATCTGGCCTACGTCGAAGGCACTATCGGCGGCAGCAGCACCGGGCATGTCTACCGGAACTTCCGTGCGCGCCTGACTTCCCCCGTGGCCGATCTGCTTTAGCCCTCTCGGAAACCATTTCCGTTTGTTCTCAGCTTGTTCCCGTGATCGGGGCAAAACTGGACAACTGACGCCCGAACGGCTACAAGCGCGGCTTACTGGTCCACGGGGCGCGCTATGGAAGAGTCGAGGAAACTGACTATGGTTATTGATTCGCTCAGGTCTCACTGGCCCGCTCGCAAAATGGAGTGGCTCATGGCGGGTATTCTGGTCGCGTGGGGCTGGTACGTTCTGGTTCACCCTGAGATGTTCCACCACCCCGCTACCTCGGCCCTGCTCGGCGGGCTTATGGCGATCTCTGACCGCTTCACGCCTTACCCGGCGTTGTTCTGGGGTGGCGCGGCCTTCTGCGTTGGCCTCTGCCGGGGCATCGCGCTATTCGTCAATGGCGCGTGGACCCGCACACCGCTGGTCCGTGTTATCGCCAGCTTCATCTCCATGTTCATTTTCACCCAGATCGTGATCGGCTTGTGGCAGTCAGGGGTTCCCAACACGGGCCTTGTGGTCTATCCGTGGTTCGTAATCGCTGACCTCCTTTCAGCGTACCGAGCCGCCGTGGATGTCGTTCACGCGGAGAAACAGCGGGAGGTCGAAAAGGAGACCCGCCGTGACGCCCGCAGACATCACAGCATCATCGCCTGACCTGTCGGCGGTTGCTACCAGCTTGACGGTGTTCTTCATGGCCGTTGCTGCGGTCATCGGGGGCATCCACAAAGGCATCAAAGAGATCAAGAAGGAAGGCCCGGCTGGCGAGGCCAAGCCTGCTGCGTTGCTCGATCCCGTGGCGGTCAGAGACTTGAGCGAATCCATGCGCTCGATCACGCAGGCCAACGCCGAGCTTCGTGATCTGGTCCGGCAACTCGTGCGCCGGGCTGACGACATGGTGGAGGCGCTGCAAGATCAGCGCGAAATCACGCGGTCCCAGATCGAGGAGCAGCACCGGCTCCGGGCGGCTACGGTTGATCTGGTGGACCAAATGCGGAGGCGGAGTTGAGCAAGCCCGATAGTCAGGTCAAGGTCACGAACAGCCCGGCCACGGCGGAGATCGACGTACAGGACCCGCTGCCTGAGAGCAATTTCCTCTGGCGGCGGCTGTACTCGTATATCGCCACGGTCTCGATCTGGGCGCTACTGGTGTTCGTCGTCTACAAAATGGACGATCAGGACTCGCTGCGCACGGCGGCGCTCTACCTGTGCCTGCTGCTCTGGTTCACGATCACGTACTACATGATCGCGCCTAGCGCCGAGCAGATCACTCGGATCGTCCAAGCGGCCCGTACCCTGCGCTCAGGCGTCGAGATGACCCGCAAGGGCCGCGTGGAGCGGGGAGGGCGCGTCACCGAAGCCGAGACCCATATCGGACGCCCTGAGCGCCCTGACGACGAGCCTGACGCTGCCCCGAGGAGCCGCTACCATGACTGATACCATCACCCTCCGCTCGCAAGACTGGACGGCCCTTGAGCAAGCCTTCGCGCAGGCCGCCGCCAACATGGTCCGAGGACAGGACGAGATCGTGGTGACGGCTCCGCGACCGGCTCCTGCGCCTGCTGCGCCCCCCGTGACCGAAACAGAGGACGCCAGCTTCGCTTTCCGGGATTACGGGGCCTTCTACGACTGGCTCCGGGGCAACGACATGCTGGGTCCGAAAATCACGGCTGGCGAGTTCGAGGGTTGCGACCGAATCATCAAGGCTTGCGCCAAGCAAGGCTGGGGTATCTCGTGGGTTGCCTATGCGCTGGCGACAACCTATCACGAGGTCAACGGGACGATGCAGCCAATCAAGGAGATCGGCGGCCCGGCCTACTTCACTCGGATGTACGACATCAGGGGGGCGCGACCGGCGAAGGCCCGCGAGCTTGGCAATCTGACGCCGGGCGACGGGGCCAAATTCGCCGGTCGCGGTTACGTGCAACTCACGGGCCTGACCAACTATCGCCGGGCGACCAAGAAGCTCCGGGAGATGGGCTTCGATGTCGATCTGGTGGCCCAGCCTGAGCGGGCCATGGAACCCGCGATTGCCGCCGCAATCCTCGTGGCCGGTATGCGCGAGGGCTGGTTCACTGGGCGCGACATTGACGACGATCTACCCGCATCTGGGCCTGCACGTCTCGCCCAGTTTGTCGCCAGCCGTGACATCATCAACGGGCGCGACCGGCAGGACTTGATCGCCGAGTACGCCATGGACTTCCAGACCGCTCTGCTGGAGAGTGGGTACCGGCCCCCTGCTTGACGGAACAGCCGAATCGGTCTAGGTAGATCGGACAGCACGGCACTGGCCCCTAGGGCTTAGGGCGCTGTGATCCGAAGGACCGGCTCGCCGGGTGATAGGATCGCCGAGAGTTTGATAGGCCGGACGCAAACTCTCTCCTCTCCCAGACTCATCAACCCCGCCGTCCGCCCCCCGGATAGGCGGGGTTTTTCTCGGGGCTAGACCCGCGCAAGGGGCTAGGCTACAAGTGTGCGTCCTGACCAAGGAGACACGCTATGTCACTGATCGCCTCTATCGGCGCTTTCCTGCCCGCTCTGCTGGGCAAGGAGCTATCCTACAAGGCTGCCCGGATCGCCGGGTTCATCACTCTCGCCATCCTGCTCGTCGCGGTCCTCTCGCTCGGCAAGTGCGCCTACGATGCCTCTGTCATCGAGCAGCACGAGACCGAGCGCGAAGCGGCGGCTGGACCGGCGCGGGAAAACGCGGCAGACCAACGAACGGCTGACGCTATCACCAATGCCCAGAACGAGGAGGAACTGCGAGATGTCATCGAAGCTGCACCGGGGGGCGAGATCAGCCCTGCTGCCCACGCTCTTGCTTGCGAGCGCCTGCGCCGGATCGGGCGGGTACCCCCCGCCTGCCGACCTGAGGGCGGTGACTGAGGCCAAGCCGGTCCCCGGCGACGAGATCGCGACCGACCCCGTGGCCGAGGCAACCTACAACGCCCGCGTCGAAAGCTGGGGCGACCGGCTGAGATCGGCTGGCGTCCGGCTCTGCAAGTTCTTCGACGAAACGGGGATGCCTGATCTGGATTGCCCGAAGGACTGAATCAAGAAGGCCCTGCGCGAGGAGTCGAAGCCGACACGCAGGGCCTTCCGATGCAGGCGGCGGGCGGTCGAGAACCCGGCGCTGTCGCTCCCAGAGAAGCGATTCGAGGTATAGTCTAACCGACCGGGGGTTTCAAGGCGCGTGGGCGAGGGATACGGGTCGCCCCCATGTGGCGCTCGATCCCGGCACCCACAACGCGCTGGATAGGGGCTTCCTCGGCCATGCGGGGCTTCGGGCTGGTCTGCATTGTCTGGTAGGGGCGATGCGGCATCTCAGGTCCTTTCTGCTCGGAAGCGCAACCACGGCTCCCAGAGCGACCTCACTGTACGCTCGACCTTCTCCGCATACAATACGGTCGTATGGCTGCCGGATCGCCTGCCGCTGTCCAGCGCCCATAGCTCGTCGCACTGGTTCACGATCCACTCGTCCCGGAGGATGTAGGCGACGTTCAGCGCGACCTTCGACTGGATGTGTACCCGGCTGGCTCTGGCGAGCGCCCAGTCGTGGTCTGCCCGGTCAGCCGGTACCCAGTACTCCGTCTGTCCTATGAACGGGACGGCAGCGATGAAGGGTACCCCGAGATCGGCGGCAGCCCGAGCGACCTTGAGGTCCCAGCCTCGTGCCATGCCGGTAATGATTTCCGTACAGCCTCGCTCGACCATCAGGGCAACAGAAAGCCGGGCGAACGCTAGAAGTTCGCCCGGCTCCTGTTCAACGTCCCGGTGGCCGGTGACGCCGACGATCACGGCTTAGAGGCCGCCCATGCCGTCGTCGCCCGTGCTGGGGGCCTTTTCCGGCGATTCTGCGGCTGCTGGGGCCTCCGAAGCCTTCGACGCAGCCTTGGGCTTCGCAGGGGCCTTCGCGGGCTTGTCCTTCGCAGGGGTCTTGGCCCCGCTGGCGGGCTTGCCCTTCGCGGCTTCCTTGAGGAGCTTGGCTTCGGCGGCGCGCTTGGCCTTGGCTTCGGCTTCCTTCTTCTTGGCTGCCTCCGCCTTCTCGGCTTCACGCTTGGCCTTGGCTTCGGCCTTGGCCTTCGCAGCTTCCGCCTTCTCGGCTTCACGCTTCGCCGCAGCTTCGGCCTTGGCCTTCTCTGCCGCGATCTTGGCAGCCTCGGCCTGCTGATCGACGACGTGGATCACGACCTCGATCTTGCCGTCCTCGGCCAGCTTGTCGCCTTCGCCGATCTGGACTTCGGCGCGAATCGCCTTCGCCATGTTCTTCAACAGATCGGCCATAACGTCGCCAGTGCCGAAGGTCATGGTCAGGTTGACCTTCTTCATCTTTGGGCCGGTCGGCGCGCTGATAGCCGTCTTGGGCGTGGCCTTCGCCTTACCCTGCTCCTCGGCCTTCTTGATCCGGGCCGTGATCTCGGTCGCCGCATCCTTGCTGCCGTGCTTGCGGACAAGCTTGACGGCCTCGGCCCCAGCGATCTTGCCACTGGCGACGGCGCGCTTCACGGTCTGGTTCGCTTCGGCGAGGACGAACAGGTTGTCGATGTGGCGGGTCGTACGGCCCAGAGCTTCGGCGATCTCGCCCTTCTCCATGCCGAGGCCCTGCATACGGCGCACGACCGCAGCAAGTTCGACCATGTTCAGCCGCTCGCCTGCGTTACCGTGGGCAAGGTGGATCGTCAGGTCGCGGACCGTCGCGCCGTCCTTCGCCCATGCGACCGGCAGGCCGTCCGGGAACTCGGCACCGTCGAGCAGGGCCGCCTTGGCCGCGTCGAAACGGTGTTCACCGTCGTAGATGTAGACCGTATCATCGCCGGGCAGCATGGTCACAGCGAACGGCTTGTCATCGAAGAAGCCGTTGGCGACGATGCTCTCGGCGATGCCGGTGACACGCTCGTTGTAGTCCGCGTCCTTGACGCGGGTATTGAAGCCGGGCAACACAGCCAGCTTGTCCAGCGCAACGCGCGTGGCCGGGTTTTCAGGCCGCACGAACGTCATGGTGTTGTCGAACTTGTCGGCGGGGAGGTTGATGGTGGTAGTCATGGTATCGGTACTCCTAGATTCCGGGTTTCACGTTCACGACATGCCAAGCGCGTTTTTGTAAGTGTCGAGCAGCATGTCTTGCTCTGATCTGTCGTCGGGCTTCATCTTGCGGAGCGCGACGATCTTTCGCATGATCTTGGGGTCGTAACCAACGGCCTTGGCCTCAAGGTAAACGTCCTTGATGTCGTCGGCGACACCTTTCTTCTCCTCCTCCAGCCGCTCGATACGCTCGATCAGCAGGCGAAGGCGTTCAGCGTCAACGTCGGCAGCTTTCATCTGCTCCTCAGAGACAGCGAAAGTATCATCTCCTGTACCGGAGTTGTGACCCATACCAGTCATGTGATTGTTCGACCTTTCGACCTTCAAGAACAGGAAAACATCTGCGCTCGCTGAACGCAGATGTCAACCCGGAATCTGGAAATCATTTCCGCCAATATCAGGCTTTCGTGATCCGGAATGTGAAACCGTGCGGAATCGGGACACGTTCGATCTCGTAGGTCTGCACGACGCGCTGCAAGTCCTCGGTCGAGATAGTGACTTCGACGCTCTGGGGGTCGTCATCCGTTGCACCCATCATACGAGTCGGGGCCTCAAGGAAACTCCGGGGCCACTCGTACTTCTCGACCGCAGCCGCGACCGCCAGTTCGAGCATGTGGCCGGTGATGCCCATTTCCGATTCGTGCCACGACTCGAATACACGGAGGAAGTCGAAGCTGGTATCGCCCGGATTCGCCCGGCGGACCATCATCAGGACTTGCTCGTCATCCCCGGTGTACTCGGCCACGGGGGAGAACCGCCCGGCCCAGCGGGCCTGAGTCGTCGAGCGCATCTTGCCGTCTGTGCCGATGTAGATCACGGCGTCGTGCCAGATGCCTACGGAGGTCGGCTCCTTGAGCGCCGCGTCGTCCGACAAAAGGCAGTAGAAGCCGCCGTCGGCATGTTGGTAGAGGTTGTTGACTGCGATGGTCATGCTGCTTTCCTTGCATAGATGTTGATGCGGTAGACGAAATAGTCGGGATGGCGCGCGTGGTACTGTGTCACCAGATCGACCGTCTTGCTCGATTTCTTGACACGCTTTACCGTTTGCGCGCCCGTGTTCCGGTTGGTGATGACAATCGCCGCGTTGCTTGGCTTCTTCGTTGTCACAGACCCGATTCCTCGCAACTGATCCATAGTTGAACCTCTCTGGCGACTTTGACGTATTCCCGGCTGGGCGTCCAGTTTGTCTCCTGACCGGGCCGGAACGTCGCCCATACCTTATCTCGGAGCCGCTTGGGTAGCCGCATCCAGTGTTTCATGCAGCCCCACTTGGCCGGGGCTACCTGAGCATCACAGCCGGGCCAATGGCAATGGTGCTTCCGAGTCTGCTTCGACCGGCGCACGTACTCCTTCTTGGCCTCGATTTCGTCGCTCACATCCCGATCCTTTCATATTCCTGATCGAGGGCATCGAGCGCACGGAAATCATTTCGCGCTTCGGCCTCTCGCCGCCTACGCCGCCAGTCGCCAAGCTGGAACACCGGAGACGCACGGCAGCAGGCGCGGTAGAAGCCGGACGGGAACGTAGCTTCGTCCCGCCCGGCTAGGTCCACCCAGAACGGGTCGATTACGGTTCCGTCGTATCGGCGGAGGGGCATCCATGGGACTCCATCATTTCACGGATTGCTTCGACTTCTTCGACCTTGGCTCCCGAATCCTCGATCCGGTCGATCAGCTTGTACACGGCAGTCGTGAAATCCACGAGGCCCTGCATCAGCGGCGAGTGATCGTTGCCCCCGAGGAGGAAAGCACGAGTCGGGATGCCGTCGAACCGGCGAGCCGCGATACACCGGGCGGCCTTCTGTTCACGGCTCCCCGGCGCAGCCTCGAACTCCTCGGCGGTCGGGTATGGGTATGGGTTGGGGCGCTTATCTTCGGCCATGGTTAGTTCTCCTCCCGGACGAACTTGCCGTCGATCATAGTACCCTTGCGGTCCTTGATCTCGTCGTACGCTGCCGCGATACATTCGCGGAGATCGACGCCCGTGGTCAAGGCAATCATGCAGAGAACCACGAAGCAATCGCCGATCCCGTCTACGATCATCGGCACTTTGTTGCGGGTGACAGCCCCCGAGAGTTCGCCGCCTTCCTCGAACAACTTGTTGACCTGTCCGCCTGCCGTCGCGCCGTTCGGGAAGTCGCGGTCGATACCCCATTGGAGGATCGCGGCAGCAAGTTCGTCCAGCGTTGCCGGACGGGTTTCAGTCGTGTCAGTCATACAGTGTTGTCCTTCTTCCTGATTGTAAGGCCCTTCTCCTTGCGGAGAAACCAAGGCCAGAACGCGGTAAAACCTTTGAGCCTGACTGCCGCCTGCTGAGCGTTTGCGTGACAGGCTCGACGCAGCGGGAGCGTCTTAGGCATGGCCTGCTCTACGTGATAGAGCAAGTCCTTCTCGGTCGCGCGGCTGGTAGGAGGTACGGAGACCTCCACCACCACGCGCAGCTTACGCCACGGGCGTTCGCGGCGGTCGGTCATCAGAGCAACCCATGTTCGCTGAGAACTTGTGCCGACTCGTCGATAAACAGGCTCAGGGTCGCCGAGTCTTCGCTCTCGTACTCTCCCTCGTCATTGATCGGCTGGGCCTCAACCGAATACTCGGTCGCGAACTCGTGCAGCTTCTTCGCCATGGCCGGGGCTGCCTTGGTACGGTTCCAGTCGGAAATGATTTCCGAAAGAACGGCGCGATGCTCCTCCTCGGTCGCCAGAGTCTTGTCCCATGCTTCGCGGTCGATAAGCGGCTCGATCTCGTCGCGGATGATCCGGTCCACGATCCGGGGAGACAGAGCGTCCAGTTCCCAGCACTCGGTCGTGCCGAACTTATCGACGTACCACTGGGTCCGGGAATCGGTCTCCTTGACGAAGTTGGGCGGGATCGGGTTCGCCTCGATCTGGGACATGGTGAGCGCAATACGGCGGAAGTCAACCTCGTGGCGCGCGTACATCTGCACTCGCTCCAGCGACACGTCGGTCATCTGGACCCCACTGGGGTCGTGATCCCCGAGGTACAGCACGATAGTCTCGTACCCGGCGTTCTTGTACGCCTCAAGCCGCTTGCCTGCCTCGTACAGCCCCGAGGACGACGAGTAGCCGCGACACGAGAAGTAGGGCAACCGCAGATCGTTGCACGTCGGCTCGACGATCCCGACCGCCGCGTCCTTCTCGACCCAGACCTCGATCCGGCGGAGCTTAGGCTGCTCGTCCCACGGGTCCAGTTTGAAGGCCGTCCTGACCCGTTCCAGCGCCCGCTCAGGGCCGTCCCATACCGGGATACGGCGCAGGAGGCGGGTCCGGTCCTCGATAGCATCCCAGTCCACCAGACCCGCCTTACGGGCCGCGTCGAGAATGTTGCCGAGACGCTTGTAGTTGGCTTGCGTGTTCTCGTAGAGATCGCGGGCGACGAACTGGTAGTGGACCTGACGCAGAGTCAGGGTGTAGCCCTGCTCCATGTATTCAGTGATAATCTGGTTCGCCTGCCGGATGACCCACTCGTGAGCCTTGGAAAACTTCTTCGGGATAAAGGCTTCAACGGCCACGGGGCGGCTCCTTGGTTTCGATCTGATCCTTGATACGGTCCACCATCTCGACCGTACTCCCCCGGCGGGGTTCGCGGGGCGGCTGGGCCGCCTTCGTTACGTCGTTCTCTCGCATGACGGCCCAGCCCCCCTTACGTCAGTTTGGCGCTGAGCATGTCGTAGGCATCGCCGACGGTGTTGACCTTCTCAGCGTCGTCGTCCGGGATTTCGATGGTGAACTCCTCCTCGAACGCCATGGTCAGTTCGACCATATCGAGCGAGTCGCAACCGAGATCGTCAAGGAAGCTGGCTTCGCGGGTGATCTTGCTTTCCTCGACGCCCAGATTCTCCCGGATAATCCGGTTGACCTTGGAAATCATTTCTTCGGTGGACAGGTGCATTGTGGTACTTCTCCTTGCGTTAAGATTAGCCGTAGACAACTTCGCCGAACAGGACGTGCTGAATGAACACGTCATGGGTGATCGCGTCGTCGTTCTCCGAGATCATGTCGTCGAAGTGCCGGTAGGACTTCTCCGCCATGGAGCGCAGGCCCTTGCGGATTTCGATCAGGCCGACTTCCTTGCGCGCGCGGCGATCCGAATCTTCCGGGTTGTCGTAGATCAGCATCATCTTGCCGCCCTTCGCCCAGAACTCGTCCTCTGCGTACGCCGGGCGGCCCTCGATGCCGTCGGGGGTGTGGGTGTACTCGACCTCCCGGAGCCAGTAGGTCGAGCCGCCTTCGAACGCGCCGATGATCGCGTTGGTGATCTTGTCCCAGCTCACCGTGGCCGTGATTGCCACTTGCGGCGGCTGGCCGTCATCGTCCTCGGTCTGCGAGAGACAGGACCCGGCGAGGGACAGCATGTTTTCGAAATACGAGCCGAGGATCGCCTTGAGCGATTCCTGCGCCTGCTTGCCGGTGCTTGCGCCCGCCAGACCGTCGATGATCGAGATTACGACCTGAGCGTTATCGAGCGGGTTTCCTGCGGCGAGGATGCGCCCAGCGAGACTTGCAATCTCCGGGCTGGTTTCACGGGTAGACATGGAAATGATTTCCTTTCAGTCGAAAGTGCCGATGGGCGAGTGGTAGTAGCCTTCCGGGCGGGCGGGAGCGTTGACGATCACGACACGCTGGGTCTGCCCTTCCTTGTATCCGAGCAGATAGTCAAGGTCGGTGGAGTCTTCGGGGTTGCCCCGGTAGCCGTCGAACCAGCCGTCATGCCAACGGTCGAGTGCAGCCGGATCGGCCTCCTTCTCACACGTCATAGCCAGTCTCCCGGAGATAGAGCTTGTCCGCCATAACGTAATCCATGACAGAGTCGAACGGCTTGTCGCGCCGCACAGCGATCAGCGTCATAAACTGTTCGCGGCTCAGGTCGATGTGATGCGCCCAGTGGGTGATCGGGGCCTTGGTCTGGAAAGCCTTGACGGCCTGCGCGAAAAGCTCGGGGTTCTCGTGCGCCCAGTTTAGGTTGAACTCGGTCTCCGTGCGGGTCACATTATCCGCGATAGGCTCTGCGGCCTCCCGGAGCGGGGTGACGGCGCGGATGACCCGGCGAAGCTGCTGGCGCACAGAGTCAAGCGAGCGCCCAGCGGCGAACTGCACTTCGGCCCAGTCAGCGAGTTCCTTGGAGACGGTTCCGATCTGCAAGCAGAACTCGATCTTCTGGTGAGCGGCAGTAGCGGCAGCGGCGGTAGTCATAGGGCTTCGACTCCTTGGTGGCAAAATGCCCGGCGACTCGACATCACCGGGCATCTGAGTAACCTAGACCGCTGTAGGGGTCAAGCCCCTTCGTGTTGTCAGGGCATGATCCCCCGGCCACGGTCGTCCCACGCAGGCAGGGTCTCGGTCGCAGGCCCCGTGGCCGGGGGTGCCTCGATCCGGTTGACGACGTGAACGGCGGTCGCCCGACGGAAGATGAAGCCGACGTGCTGGCTATCGGTCTGCCCGAAGATCGCCACAAGGCTCCAGCCGTCCTTCTCCATGGCATCGAGCGCCGTGGGCAAGTGCATCGGGTTGATCTCCAGCCCGCGCGCGTAGGCGTAGGTCTCGCCCTTATGGAACACCGAGAAGCGGTGCGGCGGGACCTCAGGGGCGTGGGCCAGATCGGTCGGCTGGCTGTCCACCACGACCTGTTCGCCGGGCGTCTGGGGCTTGCTCACACCCACGGGGGCCTCGCCGAGCGCGTCGAACAGTGCTTTCCGGACAGGCTCAAAGAGACTCTGACGTGCAGCGTTGACCGCCAGCGTGTCGATCAGGCCCAAGGCGTACTGGATCGCCTTCATCATCGAGATCGTCCGGTCGTCGCGCTTGGCCGCGTCGAAGGCTGCCTCCTCCACCGGCACCACGCGCTCACGCCGACGATCCGGTGCCTTGCAAGCGTGGCCCATCAGTTCGGCGAAGAACTCCCGGCTGATGTCGCCCGCGACAAGCGCGGCAGTCTGGCGCTGGAGCCATTCGATGCTCAGGCGCACGGCCTCGTCCCCGTCACGTTCCGCCGGGACATAGACCGTGTTGTCCGGCTCGACCCGAATCGGGCCGCCCAGTTCATCAGTCACGTTGACGCCGTGCCACGTCGGCCCATCGCCAAAAGGATCGAGGTTGGACGCTCGCCACTGGGCCATGAGGGTCGCATCGCGCCGGGCATCGGTGATCCGGTCACAGTCGTCCGCTGTCTCGGTCTTGCCGAGCATCGTGCGAGTATCGGCCCAGAAGCGCATCGTGGCCGGTGCGGCTGGATCACGACCGAGGATGGTGAAGATCGGCTCGTCGGGCAAGGCGGCGTCATAAGCTCTAAAAGCCCCCGGATTACTTTTTGTTGACATGATATCGACTCCTATCTGCTGCATTTTCGCAAACTCGGCAACGGCGGCGACCCGAAGGGTAAATCGTCCACGGGTGTCCTTTTCCGCAAGTGGGTTTGCCAGTCCCCTTGCGATGCTTATGTTCGCCGGTATGAACCCCGGCTCCCTTTAGCTCGAAATTGCCAATCCTGTTGTCTGTGCGCTCGTCGTTTTTGTGGTGAACGACTTCCGAAGGCTTGAGGACTCGGCCCAGACGCTCGGACATCATGACCCGGTGCTCTCGCGCCCATCCGTTTTTGTGTGCCATCGGATGATCTGAGCCGACTTTAAGATGCACGTAGCCGTCAGCCCCGAGAATCCGTTCTCGGCCTTTGTCATCGTAGCCAAGCAGAATTGTGTCATCCTTCGGTTGGCGCACCTTGGTTCGACTCCTTGATGCTCTCGATGAAAGTGACCAGATCGGCCACGGTGAGTTCCTTGGCGAGGGCTTTGGCTTCGCCCGATGTCAGGTCCTCGCTGACCTGTTTCACGTCGGGGTTCGGTGTGGTGCGCCCGAGGTTCTTCCCCGCGTACACCGCATAGGCGTAGTTGGCTTTCCCAGCCCCCCGGATGAACTTCTGGTTCACTCGGTAGTGACCCAGTATCTCCCGGACACGGGCTTCGATCTGGTCCCGCTGCATCAGTGCTTGACTGGCTTCGGGGCTGCCGGGAGCGCGGCCTGCGCTGCGTTCCAGTCGTCGGTGGACAGGTAGACCGCGTTGTCGTCGTGATTGATGACCGGCTGGCGATCTGCCACGATCCCGAGCAGCTTCTCTGTCAGGGGGTGGAAAATCTTGGTCCCCGGCTCAACCTGAATAGCGAGGACCTTGCCGATCATCGCCATGCGGCGCTGCTTGATCTCGGGTTCAGCGTTCTTGGGCATCAGGATTCTTCCTTTTCCAGCAGATAGTCTGCCATCCGCTCGATAAGCTCGGACAGTTCGCGAACCTCGGGGTTCTCGGTTCGGTTGTAGAGATCGCTCGCCTCGTGGCTGATCTGGCGGAGCGGGTGGCTCTCGTATGTCTGAGCCGCCTGCATTTCGCTTTCGCGTTCACGCCTGCCCTTGTGGTAGGATTCATCCAGACCCAGAGCCTTGAACTCCTCGCTACGGTCAGGCCCGCCGTCAGCAGCCTCGCGCCCAGCGATCTCGGCGGCCTTGCGCCGACGTTGCCATACGGTGTTTCCCATCAGTCTCGACCTCCTGTGCCATCCTTCGGCTTGAACTGCTTGTAGGTGGCGATCATCTGCTCGCGCAGAATCGGAAATGATTTCTCAGCGGCTTCGGCTGGCGTCTCGTCGTCCTCCAGATCGACGGTCACTTGACCCTCGATCCGGAAGTTCTCGTACGCGATGTGCGGATGCTGGTAAGTCCGCGCCATACCGATAGTGATTGACCGGACCCTAGGCACGACCGGCGAGCCTGTCAGCCAGATCGACAACAGCGTCCGTCTGGTGTTCCGGGTGCGCGGCGCAATTGGTGTGGTTATCCTGACCGCGCGGGGTGTTTACACAACACGGCATATGGCCCTCAGATGGGACCCTTACGAGGTCCAGCATGGGACCCATGGCGGTTGCCAGAGCGCGGAGGTTGCTGTCCAGCTTTGGCCGGATCAAAACCAACTCAGGCATGATCTCACAGAGATCGTCCAGCACTTCCTCCCGGATCGCTGCTTCTTCTGACAAGAACAGCTTGCCGTTCTTCGTCTTGTATCCTTCGAACCTATCGACCATCTTATCTCGACTCCTTCGGTGTTACTCGACCCGCGTGATAGCGGCGGTGATTACCAGCGCCCCTTCCCGCGTCATAAACGAACCATTCTCGACCTTGAACTTGCGCTCCTTGAAGCGCCTGCGCGCCCGGTGCGTCTGCTGATCGGCGATGCCGCGAAGCTGGCGGTTGTGTTCAGCAATAGCGCCTTCCGCAAACCCGTGCATCATCTCGATCCGCCGGGATATGGACACCGTGTCACCGATGTCCATATGCTCTATCTGAGCCTGACGGTTCTCCCGCTGCTCGATCTCGTAAACTTCTTGCATGAAACTCCTCGACCTTGATTCGGGCTGCTTAGATGCACGAAACATCCTAGACTGTCAATCCTGCTGCCCCGACTCCGCTACAGAGGGGGTCCCCTGACTCCGCTACAGAGGGGGTGTTACGGTTGTTCGATCAGGTCGAGCAGCGGAAATCATTTCGAGACCGAGCGCGGCAGGATCGGCCACGGGGCGAGCGTGGTGATCCGGCGGCGCGATGGCCGGTTGGTCGAACGATCTGTCACACCACTACAGAGGGGGTGCTGTCACACCACTACAGGGGGGTCTCCCGGTTCCCCGTGTGCGCGCCCGCGCGCGTATACACGGGCGAGCGCGCCCGCGCGCGTATACACGGGCGAGCGCGCCCGCGTACGTATAGGCGCGCGCGTCACCTAGGCGCGCGGGGGCATGGAATCCCGCGCGATTCGTCATCCCGGCGGACCGGGCGAGCGGCTGGGGTCCGCCGGGCGAGCGGCTGGGGTCCGCCCTGTCTGTGATAAAGCTAGACTCTGTTAAGTTCTGTCAGGTACAGCGGACAGGGTGCGGCAAAGGGCCGCCGCTTGATTCGTGGAGTTTGGACTATGAAAATTCACCGGGATGAAACCGCGCGGACCCTCAGCGAGTCCTTGACTGTCTACTTCGGGCCAGTCGTTCGCGCCTCGGGTTACTGGCGCGAACGGGGCCGCACTCATTCGCAGGCGTTCCGCTTTGAACACAGCGGGCGCGAGTACTGGGGGGAAGTCGTTCGGACTTTTGACCGCAACGCGGCAACGGGCGAGCGGGTCAGCGTTGACGTGGAGTTGCGGACCCGTTCCGGGTTGCATGGCCGCGCGTTGCCTGAAAATCAGCGGGTTATGTGGCGGGCCGCGATTAGGCGGCAATTTTCGCGGGACCTTGCCGCGTTCGTGGAATCGCAGGGCGCGGAACCGGAACCCGTACCCGCCGGGCCTGAGACTGCGGGAACCGTTTCCATTGAATCGAACTGGGCAACTGCGGCGGGCGTTATTGAGATTGCCTTGATGCATGGCACGGGCGAGGGCCGCCGGATGGCGCGCGAGGAACTGCGGCGGATGGCCGCCCTTGCGGACGAACGCAACGCCCTTGCGCCTCTCAAGGCTGAGGCGGACGGGTTGCGCGAGGCCCTGCTAACCCTCGCAATCGTGGCTAATGAGACTGCGCATTGCATAGGCCCGGCGGGCGATAGCGCGCGGGATGAAATGGATTCAGCCGTCAAAGGGGCTTACGCGGCCCTCGGTACCGCAGGCGCGGAACCCTCGCCCGCCTCACGTATCGCAAGGGCTGCGCAGATTGCGCGAGAAACGCGCGGCGGCCTGACAGGTGGCGCGCGGGACGTGGTGCAATCCATTCTGGCGGCCCTTGACCCTTGCGAGGCGGACCCGCTCGCCCGCGTGGAGCGTATCACAGTGGCGGACGCTGAGGCGGACGGCTCGCCCTGTTATCGTGTTGCGGCTGAGACTGCGGACGGCTCGCCCGTTGACGCTATCCAATACGCCCCCCGGTACCCGGACGCGGAACGCGCGGCCCGCGCCATGGCCGCCCGATATGGAGTCGATATTTACGATTCCACCGCTGAGGGACGCGCGGCCCTCGCCCGTGAGGTCCGGGCGTGAACGCGGGGGACCTTTTGGGCCTGTCCGCTGTCTTTGCGGTTCCTGAGGTCTCTTTTGACCCTGAGGAACTGGATTCGGCCATGGCCGCGCGCGGCTGGGATTGCGACTCGCAATGCGACCATATGTCCTTTGCCCGCCTCACGTTTGCCCATTCGGATTTTGCACTAGCTGCAATCGAATCCCGTACTTTCGCGCGGGACCTCGCGCGATACTTTGCCCCCTCTAACTGAGACAAGGAGTCCAGACTGTGAAAGCAACGAACTACAGCGCGAAAGCGGACCACTATTCCGAACTCGCCGCGCGGGCCGCCTATCAGGCCGCCGGTTACTCGCCCGAGGCTGAGGCATGGGGCGAGCGGGCCGCCCGCTATGATGCACAAGCCGATAACTACCGCGCGGCCGCCCGCCGGGCCGCCTGAGATCAAACAAGGAGTCGAACCCATGAAAACTGTCTTTAGCACTCATTCGCAAGTTGCCCATGCATGGGCCACCCAGTCGCAGCCGTTCGGGCGTTCCCCTACGCCCGGTCAAGGTTCCTACTTCGGATTCAGTTCCGGGGCCGCGTCCGCAGATTGCCCGCGCGTTCGTTTTGTCGGGCGTATCTTCTACAGCTACCAAACCCCCGTTGCACGGCTTGAACCGATTCATGGGCGCGAGGCCCTTTGCTTGCTAGTCGTTCCTAATGACTGGGGACCCGCAACGGGCGGCCACATTGCAGGCGCTACTGGCGCGGTTCGCCACCTTGTCGGGGCGAGCGAACAAGGCGAGCCGTGGACTCGTGGCCGCGTTTTTGAGGTCCCGCATATCGGGGGCTATTCCGCCGGGGCGGACTATTGGCAGGCCCGCTGTGGCCTTGACGATAGGGGCGAGGTCCCTACGCCCTCAGCCGTAGACCACACAGGCAACCTGACTCACCTGATTCAGGTCTACCGGGACCGGGCGGACTTGTTCCGGAACAAGCGGGGGGACATTTATTGCCCATGGGTTCCGGGCCATACGTGGACGCCGGGCGAGGATAGCGAACCCGCCCGCCTTACTGAGGCGCAACAGGTGGCCGCTGTGTTGCGGGAACGCTGGGCAATGGTGCAGGACTACGCGGAATTTTTCGCGCCCTTGCATATCCCGGCGGATTTTCCGGACTCGTTCGCAGCCGTAGACGCTGAGGCCGCCGCGATTATCGCGGAACGTGAGGCCCGCAAGGCCCGCGCCCTCGCCCGCCTGACGCCTAAGGAACGGGCGAGGCGCGAGGCTGCAAAGCAACAGCGTAAGGCGAACGCGGAACGGCTCGCAGCCTTGCGCTGGGCAAACGCTGAGGAAAAACTCGCGGGATGGCGCGAGGGACTCAAGGTGGCAACCCATAGCTTGCCCCGTTCGACTGACGGGGCGGCCTATATCAGGGCAACGGGCGTCAAGCGGAACAAGGCGGGCGAGATCAGCGGCGGAACGCTTGAGACCTCTCAGGGCGCGCGGGTCCCGTTGCGCGAGGCTATCCGGGTCTATCAGTTCCTTGTTTGTGTCAGGGAACGGGGCGAGGCATGGGAACCGGCGGGCCTGCGGACAATCCGAGTCGGTCAGTTCAACGTCAACCGGGTTGAGGCTTCGGGCGATTTTGTCGCGGGTTGCCATAGGTTCGCTTGGCCCGAGATTCACGCCCTCGCGCAATCGCTGGGGGTGGCCGCCCTGCCCTGTGATACCTCAGCCGAGTCCGCTTAATGCTGAGGCCCCTCGCGCCCGAGGAATCCGCCGCTAACTGGGCCGCCTGTAGACGGTACGCCCGCCGGTACTTTCTCGCCTTTATGTTGCCCGCCCTCGCCCTGCTATGGGCGAGCGGGTACGCAAAGGGCCTTTTAGACGGCTGGGCCGCCGCAACGCGCGAGGCCCGCCCGGAAACCGTTTCCAAGGAGTCGAAAAATGCGAGTATTTGAAACCTATGCCGAACTTGACGCGGCTTGCGCCCTTGACCCGTGCAAGTCCGCCCGCGCGTTCCGTTTCTTGCCTGAGTATATGCCCGCCGGGTTCCGTTGCGCAGACTGCGGACAGGTGAAGCCGTTCAAGCTGGGTGGCGGTACCGGGTACGCCCGGACGGGCGAGGGCGAGTCCGCCGCGTTTTCGTGTTACGATTGCGCGAGCCTCAGGGAACGGGCGGCCATGTTGGCCCATGGGGACGCTGTGTTGTACCTGACAGGGATTCCGTGTTTCGGGCTGCAACCTAAGGCGGGCGAGCCTATGCGAGTCACGGATTGGCCCGGCGGCCTGTCTTTCCCTGTGTCCGTGCATTGGACGGGCCGCCATAACTGGGGCGGGCGAGTGCATTTTGTGCAGTTCACAGGCCCGGACGGGGCCACGTGGTCCGGGCGCAATGTGGGCGACTCGCAGATATGCCGAGTCCGCCGGTTAAAGGCTGCGGGACGGGGCAAGGTGGCCGTTAGCTACTGCCACCCGGACGCGGCCCGCCCCGCTATTCTCGCCCGCCTTGCCAGCATCCCTGAGGCTGAGTCGTGGATTGCCAGACAGGCGCAACGGGACCCGGCGGGCGTTGCGGCGGGCCACTACGGGATAGATGCCCCCGAGGCCCTGCTAAACAAGGGGGGCCGCTGACATGGCCCGCCTTGACCCATGGGACGCGCGCGCAATCCTGACAGCGGCGGGCTGTGATCTGGAAACGGATTTCCACGCCCTCAATTCGTCCAAGGTTGACGCCCTGCGAGTACAGGCGGACGCCCGCCGGTACCGCAGGCCCAAAAACGCAAACGGCTCGCGCCTGCGGTACTTTCACGCCTATTGCGTCCGCCGCGCGCGCCTCACGATTGATGGAAGGGGGGCCGCCTAATGGGCGTAGAAATCATTTCCGGAAACAAGGTCCGGGTTTCTGCGGCGGGCGTTGCGAGCTTTAACCGGGGGTGGCCGTGTTCAAGCCTCAGGGCGTCCCGCGCTTACTGGTTTGAGTTCGACTCGCGTGGTGATCTGGTAGACACAGATTGTCCTGAGGCGGACGACGGACCGGCGGCCCTCGCAATGGCAGACGATTGCAGGGCCTATCTATTCAACGGAACCCGCCCTAGCTGGGCGGCCTAAATCACAGACAAGGAGTCAAGTAATGCGCTACAGATTGGAAACCCTTTGCACGGCTGCGAGCGGAATGGAGCGGCTGCGGTCTCAGGATGAATTTATCCTGATTGCGTACCCGTCAGGCCCGGACTCAGTGGCCGCTGTGTTGCGGGAACTTGCGGCGGACCTGCAATCCTGCGGACGCCCTGACGGTTTCGACTATCAGGCCGCGCGGGACGCCATAACGAACTGGGCGGACACGGGGGGACGCGAGGCCCTTGCGGACGCCCTCGCCTCGTTCGACTGGGACGAACTGGGGGACTCGGACGACTGGGATTCCGATACCTCGCCAGTCGTCCGGGTCTATATGCGGGACCTATGGGCGAACGGCTCGCCCGTCGTTTTCAGGTACACAGAAACACGCGAGCCGCGTGGCGAGTGGTTTGCGGTTCACGCCTGCGGCGGAATCTCACGCCCTGAAAACGCCCATGGGCCGCGCGTCCCGTCCGGGGCGTGGCAGTTCACGGGCCTTGCGGACGGACGCGGGCGCAAGGTCTACAGCCTAGAGTCCCTTTTGGACGCCCTGAGGGCGGGCGTACAGGTCCCGCGCGACAAGTTCCGTGTCTGCGATAGGGACCACGGGACGGACCGGATTCACGGGGCTAAGGTGCAGTACCTCGCGCGAGGTCCGGGCCTCTAAACCCGTTCGGGGCAACACTGGGCAAGGCAAGGCCGCCGGGCGAGAGTCCGGCGGCCTTTACCGTTTGTTAAAGGGTGGCCCGTAGCATGGCCCTACGGGCCACGGTGGCCCGCCACACAAGGAGTCCATCTATGCGCCTTCCCATTACCCGCTCGCCCCGCTGGGGGGACATTGCCGAACGGTTCACGCCCTACACAGGCCCCCTGTACAATCGCCACGGGCGCGAGGTACGCCCCGCAATCGTTTCCCCTTACGCGGGCGGCCCTGTCCGTCCCTGTTGCTAAGGGGGGCTGATCTAATGCGCCATAACTCGCAACCCGCCCCCCGTGGCCGCTATGTCCGCAAGGCCCGCCTGTCTGCGGCTGAGGTCCGTAAACGCAATGCGGACCGAATGGGAATCGCAATCCTGTTAGCCGTGGCCCTCGCAACGGCTGGGCTGATCTGGGGGGCCTATCAAGTGGACAAGGCGCAAGGCTTGTCTGTGGGGCAATCGCTCGCCCTGTGGGGTCTCTAATCGTGGCCCGCTTTATTCAACCCTGCGGCCACGCGGCCACCTGTTGCGACTATGGCGAGGCCGCCTATTTTGGGGGATTCGCTTTCGCGCATATCGCGGCCTATGCTGAGGCCCTGCGGCTGAGGCAACGGGATAAGCGGGACAGGGCCGCCCTCAGGGACAGGCGAACCGGCGGACGGGCGGGCCTCACGGGCCGCCGGGCCTGCGATAAAGGGGGCCGCCTGTGAACTCGCAGCATATAGCGGACCTCGCCCTAGCGGCGGACAGGGACAGGCGGGCGGCCCTGAGGCGAGGGGATAGCGTGGCCGCTGATAGGGCCGCCGCTGAGGTGGCCCGCCTATGCGATAGCTTGAACGCCTGAGGTCCGGACAATCGGACGCAACAGGGCCGCTGGGGAAACCCGGCGGCCCTTTTCTTATGCCCGCAACAAGGGCGAGCGGCTGGGCCTTGTGCAGGGCCTCAGGATTGCACGAAAATGATTCAGCTAGGGGCCTAGCGGGCCGCCCTGAATCATTACTCACAGGCCGCCAGAACGGGGCCTAGGGCATAATGAATCAGCGATAGACCCTTTAGGTACTATAGGCAGAGCGGGCCAGCGGGGGTGGGGGCGCTGAGCCGCTTTTCTTCTGACATTCCCGATTTCGCGTATGACCTCGCTATTGGAAATGATTTCCGGTTATCTGCTCCTAGGCATTTCCGGATCGCGAAATCATTTCCGAAGTTGGTCCAAGTTCCTGTCTGATCTGTGCAAACGAAGCTTGGCGATGCCGGTTTTCGGGTGCTGGAGGGCCGCACCCGGTCGAACGAATTTCTGTTAATGAGTCTGACCGACTTTTATGAACGAGGCATCCGAGGGGCAAGATCGACCGATTTTCCCTTATTCAGGCTGTGGGAAAAAATTTCACCAAAGTTATGTGTTCGTCACTTAACACGGCAAGTTTTTCCTCGTATACAGAGCTTCGTTTTTAAGATTATCTTGCCCCTTTAGGGGGGTATCTCGAAATAAGTAAGGAAATTCAGTATTTTCTCAGGGGCAAGATCAGGGGCAAGATCAGGGGCAAGATCAAAACACGGGCGATCTTGCCCCTCGCGGGAAGGGATTTCTGATTCATTTTCCCCCCAAAGTGGCCGAAAACGAGGGGCATGATCCGATCTTGCCCCTGATCTTGCCCCTGATCTTGCCCCAGTGAACTTCACATAACAAAACTTGACAATGAATCAGAAAATCCGTACCTCCAGATCGTCGAAGCCGAACAAGTGAGTCGAGTTCATGGTCATCCTCTACAACCGATCTGGTCAGGCTCTCCGGGCCACCCACGCCGACAAGAACGGTAAGCCGCTGCACATCTGCTCGCGGAAGTGCGTTCGTTGCGGCGGCGCAGGCGGATCGGATGCTTGGGGACCGGCTGGCAGCAACACCGGCTGGAAGTGCTATCGCTGCGGCGGCTCCGGTATTGATCCGGTCAACGAGACCCATAAGCTCTACACCCCGGAGCAGAACGCCCGGCTGGACGCGGCGGCTGAGAAGCGGACCGCGAAGAAGGCCGCTGCTCGGGCCGAGGCCGCTCGGATCGAGCAGGAGCGCCGTGACGCCCAGCGGGCGGAAATCATTTCCGGGAACGAGGGTTTCATCGCCCGGATCGACGCGGAACTGGCGCACGGTGAGGTCGAAGTACTCCAGTCGATCCGGGATCGTATCGTCGTGGAAGCCAAGGAGCCGACTGACCGGCAGATCGAGGTCGTGAACCAGATCATCGAGCGCAACGAGAAGGAACGCGCCCGAGTGGCCGCTGCTCGCCATGTTGGCACGATCAAGGAGCGCCGCGATTTCGAATTGACTCTGATCCACACCCAGAGCCGACTTATCAGCGAGTTCCCGCATATCATGTCGCACTGGACGCTCTGCACCGACGAGAACGGCTGCAAGATCGCCACCAAGTCGTCGCCCCGGCTGCTAGGTTTCCTGCGGCAGGGAGAAGAAGGGTCTCGTCACTATGTCAGGGGAAGCAAGACTCGTTGCAAGGCAACCGTGGTCGAGCATACCTACGACAAGAACGGGGAACCCCTCACCTACATCAACCGACCGAAGGCAGCCTGACATGACGGAAGCTCTTATCAATATTTTGCGCACACGAGCAACGGAGTACACGAAGAAGGCAACTCCGCTTCGGGGTCAAGGCGCAGTTGCTTTGGCACAGCGGTGCGAAGCTGTCAGCCGATACCTAAGATATGCGGCAGATGAAGTGCGCGAACTGGCAGACCGGGATGTACCAGCCGACTCTTGCCCCGAACCTGATAGAAAGACCCTTGAGCGTGTAGCCAAGAGCTATAACGATCTGATGGCCTTGCAGAAGGCCCAACGGACCACTATGGCTGTGATGATCCGAGCCTGTGTGAAGCAACTCAAGAATCCGGACAGCGCAAAGCGAGCCGAAGCTATCACGGCCCTCGATCAGTTGGCGGATATGCTGGACAAGAAGGACTGACCATGGAAACGATTCCCGAAATCATTGCGTTCGGCACCGCTGTCGCGGGGACCTCGATCCTGATGGGTTTGGCGTTCGAGCGGCTGAAACGGTACCTGAACAAAGAGGCGGTGTACGAGGTCCGCCTGCGGCACCTGAACGACGAGGCGGTTCGGCGCGATCTGAGCGCCTTCCTCGAAAAGCAACAGGTCGTCGGGGACGCTGACATTCGCGCAGGCCGTGTCGTTCTCCCGGTTCGCATGGACCAGATCGAGCCGCTTGCGGTCGTGCTATCGAACGCGGCGGCCTATGGGTTCCGGCTGCTGGAGATCACAGGGAACTCGAACGCTAAGCCCCTGTACATCCGCAACCCGATCTCGGGCGAGTTCCTGCTGCTCGCCGATCTCGATCTGGACCACATCATCGACGCGGCCCGCCTGATGCAAACCATGGCCGAAAACAAGGAGCGAAACTGACTATGGCTGAGAAACCTGTACAGACCAACTGCGGTCCGTTTGACCGCAAGCGGCTGGAAGCCCTGCAAACCGTCATCAAGGATCAGGATCGCGACTCGGTCGTGATGTTCGAAGGGCAGGAGCTTCTGGTCAGCTTCGGCCAGTATCTCGCCGAGTTCGTTGGCATCGAACTGGGCAAGCGCAACACAGGAGGTCTGTGATGACTGAGAGTGAAAAGCCGGTCGCGGTGATTGCACACCACCACGGCGGCGGCGTCGGCCTGATGCACCTGATGCGGGCTGCCGCGCTCGCAGCAGGATGTTCAATCGAGTTCGGGGGTCCGGGTCCGCAAAACCTGACAGACCGAGGACCCCGAGGCCGATCTGGGCGGACCCTGATCCCGCTACAGCTTCGCGCGGGCGCGGTCGATCATATCTACACCCCCAAGCCGCTGACCAAGCGCCAGAAGCGCCGTCTCCGGGGCAAGGGGAGGGCCTGATATGTTCGATATGAAGCGGTTCGCCGATCAGTACGCCAATATCGGCGACATGTACCTCTGGGCGCTTGACGTGATGCAGCGTGAGCCGGATTTTGTGATTGGCGGGGACTACATGCGCCGCTGGTACATTATCCCCCGGAACGAGAGCCTGAACGTCTACCTCCACGAGACCCTGCGGTCCGACGACGACGTGATGCACGACCACCCTTGGGATAACACATCGTTCGTGATCGCGGGCGGATACATCGAACACACGCCGGACTTCCTGCTACACCGGATACCGGGCGATGTGATCTCTCGCAAGGCGACCGACGCTCACCGGCTGGAGCTTATCGGGGGCCAGCCGTCGATCAGTCTGTTTATGACCGGCCCGAAGGTCCGGGACTGGGGATTCCATTGCCCGAAGGGTTGGGTTCCGTGGCAGACGTTTACAGGCGGCTATCACGCAGGCCGTTCGGACAAGGGCGCGGGATGCGGCGAGTACGGGTAAACCCCAAGAAGCGGGCGCACGATGCCTTCGACCCGATCTGGCGAGACGAGAAGCTGGTGGACCGCAGGACGGCTTACCAGATTCTCCAGATCGTGCTAGAGGTCCCGGCATGGCAATCCCACATGCGACATGCGCCAGCGTCGGTCGTGAAGCGGGTCCCGGCGGCCTCCCGGCGTCTGAGGAGGCTCCTGAGGGGCTGCAACGGCCTGTAGCGCCTGCCAGAGGCCCCAGAGGGCGGTTCTGCTCGACGCGGACCGCCCTTGAGCGATTCCTAGCCCAGTGCCGGTTCGATCCTGTCACCGGATGCGTCAACTGGATAGGGGGCAAGACCCGTGGCCGGGGCAAGACCGCTTGGTACGGGAGCTTCTGGTTCGAGGGGAAGTCTTGGCGGGTTCACCGCTGGGCCGCGCGATTCATTCACGGGCTGGAGATCGACGGCATGGAGGTCGATCACGAGTGCGGGAACACCCTATGCGTCCACCATCTACAGGCCGTCACGGGGTCTGTCAACCGGGAGCTATACTGGATCAGGGTGGAGGTCGGCCTAGAGCCTGAGCCGGTCGAGCCGGAACCGGAGAACGACGGCATCCCGTGGTTCAGTCCCCCAGCTTGGCTACCGGCGCTCGATACCCCAGCCGCTCCGCTGTCAGACGAACCTCCGTTTTGACCGGCGCGACCAGAGGCAGGCCGAGCAGCATCCGGGCGTAGTTTCGATCCTTCTGGATCGCGGCCAGCCAGACAGCGATCCGGCGGCCCTTGTCGTTATTGAAGTTGTACCCTTGCACGTCACAAGCCCTCCGGATCGAGGTAGTCCCGAATCGCGTCACCGCGCTTGTTGTCGTCCTCAGGCCACGCCCACGGTTTCATTGACCAATACTGGCGCTTCTCTCCGTTCACCTTGAAGCGCCCCAGCAGCGTGAACCCATACTGGCTCAACAGACGGCTCAGAGCCTTACTACGCGGGGCGAGAGCATCGGTTCCCATGAAGTGATCGGCAAGCTTGCCGCTGTCCAGCAGGAACTCGCTGTAGTCCGGCTGATCGCTGACCTCCAGCGTGTCCTCCAGAGCCGTGACCTCCTCCGACTTGTTCAGCAGGATCATCTCGCGGCGATAGCTCGACTTGGGCGCACGGGCCTTCGGATTGAAGTCGGGGCTGATCTTCCGCAGCAAGAAGAACTGGCGGAGCGCCCCGGCGAACTGGAGGATCGCGAACAGCCGGTCGTAATAGTGCGGGTTGTCTGTCTTGAAGCGGTCCAGATCGCTCGACCGCTGGAACCGGGTAAAGATCGGGAAGATACGGCTGTCCTCGTCGCCGACCGGCATAGCGTCCTTCACGTTCGCGGTCAGGATGTAATTCATCGTGTTGACGACCGTGTAGATGTTCGTCTGCATCCGCCGGATCGAGACGCGGCTGTTCGTAATCATCGGCTTGAGCGTGTTGATCGCGTCGAAGCGATTAGCGCCATGCAACCGGACATCTTCGATGAAGCAGACGAGGGCGTTCTCGGCCCATGGGTTGTACTTTTCCTCCAGCGCGTTCCCGGCAATCATGTTGATGTTGTTGGTACCCAGAACGGCCTCCAGAACGACGGAGAAGAACGACTTACCGTCGCCCTCTGCGCCCTGCAACAGGATCGCCCAGTTAATCCGCTGTCCGGGGTTCTTCACGATGTAGGTCAGGAAATCGAGGAAGATACGCCGGTCGTTCTCGTTGGCGATGATATGCTCCAAGTGGCCGAGGAATATCTGGATCGCTTCTTCTTCGACCGGGGACAGGTTCCCCGGAAGCTCCGGGATACCTTCTTCGGTGTAGCTGTTCGCGTAGTCGATCCCGTCCATGGAGTAGAGGGTCGGCTGACCGGGCATGAACATGCGATTGTAGACGACCGGAATCTGGAACAGGTTCACCACGGCGTCAACAGGCTGGGTCTCCGGGACCGCTTTGCCCTCCAGCCGCTCTTGCGGTGTGAGCATGAACCGGGCGTGGGCCACGTTAAAGGCTGCCCGGTCAAGCTGGGTGCGGTTCACCATGTTGAACAGTTCGTCGGTCTGCGAGCAGTAGACCCACGGCTTCACCCACGGCGGAGCGGAAATGATTTCGCGGTTTTCGAACCGGATAAGCTCACGGATGAAACCGATACGTGGGTTGTCCCCGGTGAGCCGCTTCCAGTTGGCGCGGACCTTGCCGGTGATAAGCTCCCGGACGTGGTTCGGGAACTCTGTCACCTTGATCTCGTCGCAAACCGCGACAAGCTCGTCCGTGCTGCCCGCCAGAGCCAGCCGGTCGGCGAAGTCCTTGGACTTCTCCTCGATCTCCTCTTTCTCGGAAGTCTTGGCGAGCTTGAGGATGATCCGACACGTCATCGGCGTGTGCGAATTGTCCTTGTTCGAGAAGCTGGGCCAACGCTTGCGGCACTCCTCCTCGCTGTAATTGTGTGCGCTGGAGGACCAACGATCCCAGAGTTCGAAACCCTGCTCGCTTCCGTCGTACTGGTGGTACAGCGCCATGCCGATCTGGACCCAGACATCGTGGTCTGTGTTGTCCTTGATCTGGAACAGCTTGCGCTCAAGCTCCCGGTCGCCGATCTGGACCTTGGGCCTGTAGGCGCTGAACGGATCGTCGTCGTCGAGAGGGTTGACCAGCCGCGTGATCGCGTTCTTGGATTTCTTGGTCCAGCCGTGCGCTAGGAAAAGCTGGAGGACCTTCTCCTTGATCTGGTTCGCCTGCTCGTGCGTAAGCACCGGCAGATCAGATCGGCCTAGGGTCAGCGGTGAATCCGTCAGCCACTTGTACGGCTTGCCTGTGTCTGGGTGGATGTGCGCCGCGACAAACTGCTGGCCGTCGGCAAGGATTTCTACCTTCGATGACCGACCTTGGGAATCAACCCACATGCCGGTATCGACCTTCGGGAACATCGAGTCCTTCTCGGCCCGGTAGACCCAAAGGACCTTCGGCGCGAAACCAATTCTCTTTAGGGGCGTATCACCGACTATATCCAGAACGATCTGCTGGATTTCAGCGTTTACCGCCTCGTCCAGAACGTCGATGTCAACGCTGGGGCATAGACGGGCCTTAATGCCGATCCCGTGATCGCCTTTGCCGTCGGCGAGGTAGTCGTGGACCCCCTCTACCGTACCGGCGAGCTTCTGCCAGTTCTTACCCGCCGGGCGTTTTTCGCCGGGAATGATCGGGATGACCTCATACCCGTTCCCGGCGATCTTAACGCCGAACTCCTCCATGTAGCGCCGTGCGGCCATGACTCGGTCTACTCCGCAACGAAAATGTCAGGACGGAAAAATTCGCGCGGGAAGGTCTCGCGACCCAGAAGTTCCTCGATCTTGATACAGGTGTTTACGGTGATGGTCCCGGTGGTGTTCAACTGCATGTGCAGCATTGACGACGAGCCGCCGAGAGCCACGGAAAGTTTCCCGAGGCTCCCGCTTTTATCGTGGTAGAAGGCCGCCAGACGAACGGCAAATTCGGCCCTCTGTTCCGGCTCTACCCAAGCGGGAACGGGAAATTTTTCTGCTGACATGGGGGTGCCTTGTCCTCGATTCGGGGGGAACTTGCCCTAGATTGGTATTTAACGCAAGTAAGTGATCTGCTATTGACAGTAAGCCCGTGGATCGGGCAGGAAGGCCCCGTCGCTCCGATTCGGGGCGCGGTCGAACCCTACAAACGGAGAAGCACACATGGGTATGATTGAACAGATTGCGGCTGACGTTGCTGCGATCCGGGCGCTGCTTGAGGGTGGCGCTGCTGCCCCGGCGGCTGCCGCCCCGGCAGAGAAGAAGGAAACTGCCGCCGAGAAGAAGAAGCGCGAAGCCGCCGAAGCCAAGGCCGCCAAGCCGGACTTCACGGCGGAACAGCTTCGCGACAAGTTCCTTGAGGTCCAGCAGAAGTTCGGCGATGCCGCTGCCAAGGACCTTATCAAGGCGCAGGGCCACGAGAAGCTGGCGAACCTGATCGCTGACGCGGCCAACTGGCAGACCTACTGGGATGCGGCGGAAGAAAAGCTCGCCGAGGAACCGGAAGGCGACGATAACGGCGGCCTGTAACAGGTCAGCCGCCTTGCGCAGGGCGTTGCTCCAGTTGATCCCGCTGGAGAGCGCCCTGCGCAGCCCCTCGGGTCGCACCGAGGGCCGGGGAAGGGGATTGGACTGCAAAGCCTTGATCCTTCCCCGGTTTAGTAGGAAGCCGGGTCTCCGCGACCCGAACCCGGCTTCCTACTAAACCGGGGATACCATGTCCGAACATCATCCTATCACAGATCAGATGCTCGCGGACAAGAACGCCACGGGTCACTCGATCTTTGGGCCGTCCAGCGCACACCGTTGGATGCGATGCCCGCGATCACTGATCGCCGGTCATCTGGCGGGCGATAACCCCAGCTATTACGCCGCCGAAGGTTCTATCGCTCACTGGCTTGCCGAGGAGTGGCTGACCAGCGGGAACCCATATCGGTATCTCGGCACCGTTCACACCAAGGACGGGTTCGAGATCGAGATCACCGAGGAAATGATTTCCTACGTCGAAGAATACGTTTCGCTCGTCTCGACTATGCCGGGCAAGCACTACGTCGAAGTCAAGGTCGATCTATCCAAGTACACCCCCGTTCCGAGCTTCGGGACTTCGGACCACATCAGCGCCGAGTGGGGCAAGCTGCGGGTCAAGGACCTCAAATACGGCAAGGTCTGGGTGGATGCAGAGGACAACGAACAGGGGCAGGCTTACGCGCTTGGCGCGTTCGAGGAGCTTGACTGGCTGTACGACTTCCAAGAGATCGAAATCCAGATCGTGCAACCGCGTCGAGAGAATTACGATGTCTGGACCATCACGCGCGACCAGCTTCTTGAGTTCGGAGAGCGTTACCGGGCGGCTGCTCACAAGGCATGGGACCCAGAGGCACCGTACAACCCCGATCCGATTGCCTGCGAGTACTGCCCTGCCCGGTTCACTTGTCCGGCGCTGGCAGCGGTAAACGTCAAGCTCGCGGCGGCCAGTTTCGACGATCTCGACGACAACGAGATGTCCCCGGCTCAAGCCGTGGCCGTGATAGAACAGGAAATGGTTTCCGAACTACGTCTCCCAGTGTACAGCGAAGTCCCGGTCGAGCGTCTTGCCCAGATTTATGAGTGGCGACCGATTCTGGAGAAGTATTTCCGGGAGATGTACGACTACTTGCTTAAGAAGTTGGAAATGGATGTCGAAGTTCCGGGACAAAAACTCGGGATGGGCCGGGCCGGAAACCGTAAATGGACAGACGAAGCGGCTGCTCGTCGTATGCTTCGCGGTCGCGGTATTACTGATCTCGACATGTACGAGCAAAAATTCATTTCCCCTGCGCAGGCAGTTCAGCTATTAAGGGTTTCTCTCGGCGGCAGTCTTAAGGCGAACGACAAGCGCATTGCGCCTTTCGTTCACCAGCCGCCGGGGAAAGTGACGATGATCCCCAGTTCCGATAAACGGGAAGGGATCGCGTCAGCGGTATCCGCTTTCGATGATGAAACGGATGCCATCGGTAACTCGTGAAACAAGGAACTTGAATATGAGTGAGACCAGCACCCCCCGTACCGTTCTCCGGTCGGCCAAGAACGCTGCCGGACAGACGATTTGCAAGGTGTACAGTGATGGCACCATCCTGATCGCCGACGTTCGCGCCAGCTATCCCCACATCGACAAGATGTGGCGCAAGAACGAGAAGGACACCCCGGCGTACTCGATGACCGGCATCCTCCCTGTCAAGACCCACCAGCCTGCCATCGACCTCCTGCTGGATGTCTGCATGGACATGCTCAAGGAGCGCAACAAGGGAACGGACATCAAGGACGACCTCAAGTTCGTTCGTGACGGCAAGCCGACCAAGAAGCCGGAATACGATGGGGCGTTTATCGTCGCCAGCCGTGAAACGGAAAAGCCGACCGTCCTCCACCCGGACAAGTCGGAAATGGAATCGCCCGAGGAGATCAAGAAGGAGATCAAGGCGGGCTATTACATCGACATGCTGATCCAGCCGTGGTGGCAGGACAACGAGCATGGCAAGCGTATCAACGCCAGCCTGCGCGCCGTCCGCCTCCGCCGCGAAGGTCCGCTGATCGCCGAAGGCGGGATTTCCAAGGATGCCGCGATCTCGTCGTTCGACGACGACGACGAAGGCGGCTTCGGCGGAGATGATGGCGACGACATGGGCGGCCTGTAAGGGCGGCTCGGCGGCTCGGGACCTGTTGGGGGTTCCCGGCGGGAGGATCACCCGAGCCGCCACCTTCTTTGACCTGTCATGGCACAGACCAGACTTCACCACGACTTCGAAGTAGCCAGCGAGGTCGATCTCCTTACCGCAGGGATCGACCTCTACTCGGCTAACCCTTCGACCAAGGTTCTCATGTGTTCGTGGTCTCTGGACGACGACGCAACGCAGCTATGGGTGCCTGCCGAAGGCCAGCCGATCCCCAGAGACCTCAAGGACGCCATGCGCGACCCCGAGGTCCTGAAAGTCGCGTTCAACGCGCAGTTCGAGCGGTGGATCACTTGGCGCGTCCTCGCCCGGCAGATCGGGCTGGAGGTCGAGCATGACTACAAGCCGTGGCGTTGCTCCATGGCGCTCGCCTACATGTTCTCTTTCATGGGCGGCCTTGACGACATCGCCGAGCAGATGTCACTCAAGCACAAGAAGGACCCCCGTGGCCGGGCGCTCATTCGTGAGTTCTGTATGCCCAACAAGCCGACGAAGAATCAGCCTTTCGTCTGGCGTGACCAGCACAGCGATCCCGAGGACTGGGAGATTTTCAAGAAGTACTGCATCCGGGACAACGACTCCGAGAAAGAGGTCTGGTCCAAGCTGATCCGGTTCGGTGTGCCGGATTTCCAGTGGGACCTCTACGAACTCGATCAGATCATCAACGACCGGGGCTTGCCGATCAACCGGCGCTTCGTCGAAAACGCTCTGGCTATCGCTGACCGCCGCAAGACGGAACTCATTTCCGAGCAGAACCGTATCACCGGCCTCGCGAACTCGAACAGCGGCGCGCAGCTTCTCCCGTGGCTACAGGAGCGAGGATACCCATACGGGAACCTCCAGAAGGCCAACATCGTCAAGACGCTTGCCGCCGAAGAAGCAGGCGTTCGGAGCTACCTTGCCGCGTCCCCAGAGGAGCGCAACAAAGGGCTGGTGCCGTGCTACCCTGACGCGCGGCTCGACGCACTAGGCCAAGTCCAAGGCGAAGGCTCCCTGATGCCGGACTGCCGGGTTGTCATGCGGATGCGGCAGGCGTCCAGCAAGACATCTACGACCAAGTACGAGGCGGTCATGGACCGTCTGGCGGATGATGACCGCCTGAGACACTGTTTCCAGTTCGCAGGCGGGTCACGCACGAACCGCTGGGCGGGCCGCGCCCTCCAGCCGCAGAACCTCCCCCGGACGCCCAAGTGGCTCGAACCAGAGGACCACATCAACTTCGACCGGCTCGACTTCTGCAATCACCTGATCGAGACCGGGGACTACGAGACGCTGGGCGTTTTCGCGGGCGAGCAAATGGACGCCGTGGCCGGTTGTGTGCGATCCACGATTCAGGCGTCGCAGGATAAGAAGCTGGTTGTCTGCGACCTCTCGTCGATTGAGTCGGTCGTGATCTTCTGGATAACGGACTGCGAGCGCGGCCTGAACGTGTTTCGCAACGGCATGTGCGCCTACAAGGACTTTGCGACCGACATGTACGGAGTGCCGTACGAGGAAGTCACCAAGGCTCAGCGGTCAGGGGCCAAGCCAGCCGTTCTGGGTGCCGGGTACCGGCTGTCCGGCGGGGAGCTACGAGACGGCGAGAAAACGGGCCTCTGGGGCTATGCAGAGGGCATGGGCGTCCAGATGACCCGTGAGGAGGCCAACCGGGCCGTGCAAGTGTTCCGGGAGACCTACAGCGAGATCAAGAACGCTTGGTACCAGATCGAGGACACCATCGAGCGCGCGATGCTGGCGGGCGGCAAGATCGTCAAATGGGGCCATCTGGAGTTCCAGATCGTCAAGCCCTTCCTGCGCGTCGGCCTCCCCTCTGGCCGGTCGATGTGGTACTACCAGCTTCGTGTCGAGAAGTACGAGGCAGAAGGCAAGTACGGGACATACTGGCGCACCAATATCTCGTACATGGGCAAGGACCAGATCACCCAGCAATGGAAGCGAATCGAAAGCCACGGCGGCAAGTTCATCGAGAACTTCGTGCAGGCGCTCGCTCGCGATATTCTGGGCTTCGGGATGCTTGCGGCCCACGCGGCAGGCTACTACATCTGCGGCCACGTCCACGACGAAATCATTTCCGAGGAGGACGAGGACGACGAAGTTCACGGTCTCCCCGGATTGCGCCATTGCATGACAAAGGCTATTCAAGAGCAGTTCGAGTTCCTACGCACAATGCCTCTGGGTGCAGCCGGGTACGAAGGCAAGGTATATAAGAAGGATTGATGATGTCGCACGACGATTTCTGGGACATGCCCGGCGAAGATACCTCCGTCGATCTGGAGCAGTTCGGTGTTACCGAGAAGGCGGTCGATACGTACGGCGGGATCGCAGGCGCTATCGCCGCTGCTATGGCGAAATGGGCGCGCAAGCCCGCTGACCTCTACCCGACGCCGGTTGACTGCACCTACAGCCTTCTCCCTTACATTGCGCCCCTCCTGCCTGCGAACGCACTGGTTCTTGAACCGGCTTGTGCAGACGGGCAGATGGTTCGCCCGTTGCGGGAGTTCGGCTACCGTGTCATCGGGACGGACCTGAGACCGGACGTTCAAGGGGGTACGGGGGGCATCGACTTCCTTGCCTCTGATGGCCCGGACCCTGAGTTCGAAGGCCATGCGTTCGACGCCGTAATCACCAACCCGCCATTCAAGGCAGCCGAGGAGTTCATCCGCCGGGCGCTAGAAGTCGCCCCCGTGGTCGTCATGCTCCTCAAAGCCCAGTACTGGAACACGAAGAACCGCAAGGCGCTTTTCCGTGAGACGAAGCCCTACATGGAACTGAATCTGACATGGCGTCCGGCTTTCCTTGCGCAGGAGCGAGGCAACTCCCCGCTCATGGACTGCATGTGGGTCGTCTGGGTTCGCGGCCACGACGGACCCTGCACCACGCACATGATCGACCGGCTGATGACATGCCCTGTCAATATCGCTGATATGGATATGGGCGGCCTGTGAGACGTATCAAGGCAGCCCCGAGGAAGGAGTCCGTAGACGAGCGGGAGACCAGCGCCGAATGGCGCAGGCTTGGCTACGCGGAACTCAAGATCATGGTCTGCAATCACGA